GCATCAGTCAGCCCGAAATGGGCGGCGCATGGCGTGCAGACCGCGAGCGCTGGCTGTACCTGCAGCTCACGTTCCCAGGTGGCCGCACGCTGGGCTGGCAATCGCAAGTAGTGCTTGACCAAGCGCACGTTCCTGCGCCGCCTGCGCCGTCGCCCAGCAACGACGAGGCACGCACGCTGGCACTGGTGCAGCAGGCCGGCCTTGTGCCTGCGCTCAACACGTTTGGAGCGTGCACTTCTGACCGAGACCTTATCGACCGCGCGGTTTCGTCTGGCGTGTGGGCGGGGTTGATTGAACTTGTACGACTTGCAGGAAGGGGTTAGCCGTGTGGAGGAACCATCTAAAAACATCCCTGACAGCGCATTCGCACAGCATGTACTTGCCGAGCGCGATGCACTACAAGCACATGACGCACTCACGGCGGCAGAGCGAGCGGCCATTCGAGAGCTTCTCGGATTTCTGGATGTTCTGCGCGCGCTGGTGGCAGACGAAAGATTCCAAAAAGAGGCTACGGCGCGCATTGGCAAATGGCGCGACACCTGCAAATCGTGGCTGCTCGCCATTGGGGCTGCCGCTGGCCTTGTCGCGTCCGTTGTCGCCGCAGTCAAAAGTTTTGGGGGGTAAGCGCGTGTCAAAAGCAACTCAGTGGGTGCGCGACATGACGAGCGTGCTGTTTCTCATTTGCTGCCTGACGTGGGGCGGGCTGGGCATCGTCGGCATCGCGTGGATGCTCGACAGCGAGCCGCCGATCAAGATGCTCAATTACACAGTAGCGCCGGTATACCCAGGTGGCACCACCGTTGCCGTGGCGGACGTAGAGCGCAACCTTTCGCGCAAATGCGATGCGGCATACTCGCGCCGGTTTGTTGATTCACGAGGGGCTATTTTCCCGCTGGAATCTGATACATCCATGGGGGCAAGCGCCATCAAGTCCATGGACACGCGCCATCCGGGAAAACTGATATTTGCGGCAGAAATACCCGCCAGCGCCGCACCAGGAAAAGGGCTGCTGATTACCCCGCTGCGCTATACCTGCAACCCCTGGCACAGCATGCGGCCGATCACGATGAGCCTGGAGATGCAGGCTGAGGTGCTTGCGCCGTGAGCCCCAATCAACGCACTGCCGTTGCTGTACTCACCCTGAGCGCCACGGCGCTTGTGGGGTTGGTAGCAAAAGAGGGCTACACCGACAAGGCGGTAATCCCGACCGTGGGCGATAGGCCGACCGTGGGGTTTGGCTCGACCTTCCGCGAAGATGGCTCACCCGTGCGCATGGGCGACACGATCACGCCACAACGTGCATTGGCCCGGACGCTGGCCCACATCCAGAAAGACGAGAGCGGGATTAAGAAGTGCTTGTCCGCGCCGCTGAACCAGACAGAGTACGACTTGATGGTGGACTTCGCTTACCAATATGGTGTGCCGACATTGTGCCGCAGCAGCATCGTGGCTCGCGCCAATGCGGGCGACTACACCGGCTCGTGCAAAGCGTACCTGCTGTACCGCTACTCCGCTGGGTACGACTGCTCGACACCGGGCAACACGCGCTGCATGGGCGTCTGGACGCGGCAACTTCAACGCTACGAAACCTGTATGGGGGCGCAATGATGTTCGGACTCACTGACAAGCTTCTTTCATACGTGGCCGGCGCTGCGTGCCTTGTGTTAGCGATTTCGCTGTTTTTTACATACGGGGCGCTGCACACAGCAGAACGCGCGGCATCGCAGGCCATGCTTGAGCTTGCCAATGGGCAGGCGGCATGGGCGAATGAGCGAACCATCGCTGCTGAGGCGCTGGCCGCAGCGACAACCCGCGCCCGCGAAACCGAGCAACACCTGGCCGAGCAGGCCGAGAAAGCAGAGCATGAAAAGCAAACTCAAATCGCTGCTGTCAGTGCTCGCGCTGACGATCTTCGCAAGCGGCTGCGCAACGCAGAAGCCAGTGCAGCCACTGCCCGCCTCGTGTCCAAAGCCTCCGCAGTTGCCAGCACTTCAGAAGTTGAGCCCGGAAGTAACATCGCCGGATTTTCTGGCGAACTTGGAAGCCGTCTTGTTTCCGAAGCAGAGCGCGGAGAAAAAATAAGAATTTCCCTTCTGGCGTGCTACAGACAGTATGAAGACGCTAGGAAAGCAGTTTCCTTATTGTCACCCTAACGGGGGCAGTAAGAGCGCGCTCCACGCTCCATCCTCTAAGTAGCCTTTTTGAGACGGTCTCTCGCCTGATGCCCATTTGGCTCGACCATTCGGCTAATGTTTTCTCTACCCCATCTAGCGTTAATCTAACGTTGTTGCGACGGTTGTTGTTCTGCTCTTTTCGGGTGGACCATCGACAATTTTCTGCTGAATAGCCAAGGTCATTGTCTATTCTGTCTAAAGACTTGCCATGCGGCCTTTCGCCCATGTCAGACAGAAAGCGTGAATACTCCATCCACTCATCGCATACATTAATGCCTCTTCCTCCATAGTCGGAGTAAGCCGCGTGAGTTGTCGTGCGACAGCGAGCCAGCATACTAGACCAGATGTAGTAAGTTTTAGAAGCGACTCCTCCTGCGTGACCGTGCGTCGTTTTTCTCTCCCTAGAAAGACAACCGCAGGAACGTATCGCCCCAACCAGTAGTGAAGATCGCTTAGCTTGAGTGGTTGCCCCGCACTCGCATAAGCAATCCCAGTATTCGCTTGTCTTCGGCAATGGCGATCTGCCGATAACCGTCAGCCTGCCAAAGACTTCATTCCGCATGTCAATTTTCGATGTGATGGCACATCCGCAACTTGGCATCTTGCCGTTCATTAGGCCGGTTCCACTCCTATCGACTATCTCGCCGCAGTCACATTTACAGCGCCATCTTGTTAGGCCTGAGCCTCCAGCCCAATCTCCTACCATTTCCAACACGCTGAGCCGGCCAAACCTGACTCCTGCTGAAATTTTTCGAGGCAATACGCGCTTTGTTTTGGTCATGCCTGAGTATATCAAAAACTATGCGAGTTGGAGACGGTCTTGTTCGGCTCGCAGAACGCGCAGACGCCGTTCGACTACAGCTTGCAACCTGCGAAAAGAAGTACGACGCCGCTAGGGGTGCGCTGAGGCGGTAGGCTAGGGCTTGGGGGCTGCTGGAAGGGGCATCCAATGCGTCAGGTGCCAAATATCCTGTTCTCCGCCTAGCGCGTCATTCCACCACTTCCCGTTCCGCTGTCCAGTCTCGTACTGGTAGCAAAGATTGCCAATGACGCAGCATTCCGCGTAGGGGTTCGGCTTGATCGGTCGCCACCAGAACATCAGGCGGGTCGCTACGGGGGCTGTCTCAATCGGTTGCCAGCCCTCTAGCGCTGTCTTCGGAACATCCCCGCCCTCTGGCTCCCTGGCAGCTACCAACTCAGCGAAGCGAATAAACGGTGGGCGGCTTTCAGGCCATGCAGCCGCCGGCCCAAATCCCGCCGCCACCGCCATCACAATAATTTCGTCTTGGGTCATGGCTGCTCCTTATTTCAGCAAAAGCCAGTCAATAAAATTGATAAATTTCCCTGCCGCTGCGCAAGCCGCTAAATAGCCAAACCCCATCAAGACAGCGAGCGTCAGAAACACAATTAGAAAAATCATGCTTGCTCCTTTGGTGGTTCAGTGGGGGTGCGGCGGTTCCATGAGGCAATCGCGTCCTCTTTAGCTTCAGCCATCCATTCTTCTTTCGTTCCTTCGCCAAGGGATTGAATCCGAGTTTCAGCAAGGCTCACGCCGCAGCCGCCGCAGATTGCGACGATCCACCTAAACGTTGATCCCTCTGCAAAATCAAGCCCGACATGGCCACAGAACGGGCACGGCAGTAGCTTTGCCTCACTCATTTTTTTCTCCTAAAAACTGTCTAACCGCGTTGCGCCGTAGCTATAGAATTCGGCATACAAACAGCCAGCCGCCGTTAGACAAAGTGGTGTTAAGCCGTTGATTTATATAGCTCGCATTGCTGCTTTGGGAGCAGATACGCTACAGGCGCGCGCTGATCTGTTGGGCGGTTTCTCGGTAGTGTCGCTATAATAGCGCCATGAGCAAACATACCAAAGAGCGCTTGATTCAGAGGACGTGCCTCGTGTGCGGCAACGACTTCGCAACTGGGTCATCCATCAAAGTTCACTGCTCGCCAGAGTGCCGCATCAAAGGCGCCGCTGCGGCATTGAGTGATGCTTCGGCTTGCTGGGAGTGGGAGGGGTCGCGCAACCCTCAGACTGGCTACGGGCAGTTGTCTGGCTGGGAAGGAGGTAAGAGAAAGTTGTACACCGCGCACAGAGTTTCGTTCAGGGCTTTTAACGGCCCGATTCCGGCCGGAATGTCTGTCCTCCACCGTTGCGACAACCATCCGTGCTTCAATCCTGCACACCTTTTTACTGGCAACCAATCGGCGAACATGAGGGATATGGTGAACAAGGGGCGAGGCGTACATAAAACGGCGGAGGGTTCCGCTCACCACGCGGCAAAGATTACCGAGGCCGATGCGATGGACATCCGAGGATCATCCGAGACGTTGAGGGCGTTGTCGGGCCGGTACGGCATTAGCCTGTCTGCGCTGAGTTCGATCCGTACCGGCAAGACTTGGAAGCACATTTAGATTCTTTTGGAAATGGCTTCCGCTGACTCGCGGTAGTAAACACGAAAAAGCAGGCTGATGTCCTTATGCCTGCTGATGCGAGCTAAAGTCATGACGTCTACCCGCCTTGCCAGCAGCGTCAACGCCGTGGCCCGCGTATCGTGAAACGTCAGGTCATCCAGCAGCAATTGACGGGTGAGGCGCGAAAACAGGGTGCTGGCCTCGTTCGCGCCAACGGTGAACGTGGCCGGAAGGTGCTTGGCAGCGCGCCGGGTAATGGGCACCTCGACATATCCGCCCGTTTTGGTGCGCGGCAGGATGTACACCCGCCGCCTGGCGTCATAGGCGCCGGTCAGCACTTCGCCTAGCCGCATCCCTGTGTGAAGGGCGATGTGGAAGGCCCTGACCACCTCCCCCATCTTCTTATCGCGGTCCGAGCGCAGCACGCGCTTGATCTGCCGCCACCCCCAAACCTGACTGCGGGCCTCTGCCTGCTCAGGCATCCGAACGCCCCGGAAAGGGTGCGATTCAATCCAACGCCATTCATCCATCGCCACGGTGAACAGGTTGCGCAGCAGGTTCGCTTCTCTCTGCACTGTGGCACCGACTACCGTTTTCAGGCGCTCGTCACGCCAGCGGCCAATGTCGGCTGAGGTGATAGACGCGAGAGCCGTGTGCTCGCCGAAGTGCAGCGCGAAGTAGTGAAAGCGCATGGCCTCCCACTCTGGTTTTCGCTTGCGCACGCTGACCGTCCTGGCGTACTCCGCGATGGCGTCTCCGAAGGTCTTGCCGCCCGAGCCTTTCAGTCGATCCAGTTCAGCCTCTTTCGCCAGCGCCCAGGCTTGGGCCTCGCGCTTGGTGGCGCAGACCTTCGTCGCCCGTATGCCGTGCTTGAAGATGAAAACGCGCCAGCCGCTGGCGTGCTTTGTTATCGAGGCCATGTGCAGTGCCGTGTGTAGTGTGTGTGCGGAGGTGTGTAATCTCCGCCGCGTCACTCTAGCACTCTGCCTGTAGCAACTAGACGCTACTCGACACTGTTTGCCTACTGTGGTCCCCCCGACAGGAATCGAATTCCCAGTGTTCATGCGGCTTTCAAGGCTGCATGTGCAAAGTTTGTGTAGGTTCTGCTGTCCGGCGTCTTTCGCGTGACGTGCGCGCGAACCTCTGACCGCACCCATACCCGATTCCGTGGCGTGCTGGTGGGAGCTTCTCTTGGGAACCCTGGCAGCTTCACAATCACGTCGCGCGCGTGTCGATAGGTGCAGCGGTGCATCTGCGCAATTTCGTCTAGTGTGAGTAAGTCGCTCATGTCTCACATCCTTTCATCAAAAGAAAACCGCCCGTAGGCGGCTGTGGTTTATGTTGCGAGGCGTGCAATTTGAAGCAGCACATCTCTGAATTCATCGGGTGTATCGTTGCGGATACGGGTCTTATCCTTTCCCCCTACCATGGCCATCATTCCGATTCGCCGGGCCTTTTCGTAGCCGTGCAACTCCAGGGCGCGCGGGTGGATGCGTTGCTCCGTCTTTCCCCATCGGAGTTCTGGAAGTTCATCGCTCTGCATCCCGCAAGCCAGCAGCCATGTCGGCTTGCCTGCGAGGTGCCCGTACTTTCCTTGGTACACGCAGCAGGTCCAAAACCCGTTCCCGGCGTATACCCAGCCACCAGCGCGCGGCGGCTTGAACAAGCCGAAGGCGGCCCATGCGTGTGAGTCGGCAGGATGCTCAAGCACGCCACCGTACTTTCGGAGCGACTTGAAAGCGGCGTCAAAGCACCCGCCGTCATCGCCCAGCTTGAACTGATGCGGCTTGCGTGTGCTGCCATGCCAGAACCTTCCCCATCGCTGGCATGGTGGGTGCGCAACGATTGGATGCGGCCCTGCATACATCCTGGCGTCTCGCCTCTCATCCCACGGATCAACTCCGTGCAGACCGAAGTACCCGCCATCTTTTTCAACGTATAGAGCAGCGATCATTTGTTGCCCCAATTAAAAAGCCCGCGATGTGCGGGCTTGGTTGTCATCGTCCTGGTCCTGCCAGGGTGCGCGCTTATCGCGGCGCGTGCGGGCTCTACGTGACATAGTGCGTCCTTTCTCGCTATTGTTATGATAGCTGTCAACGCTTACCAATCAAGCGCTGGCGGTGGGTTTTGTTGGATGGATCGCCAGGATAGGCGCTCGCCTATATTGCGTTAGGTGTCATTTCCACCTCTGCGAAATCAACCACCGCCGCAATAAATTTCTTCCACTCGTCGGCACTGAATTTCAGCGTGTCGGTCAGTTGCTCGTCGCCCATCCAGAGGCCGCAGCTTTGAAACTCGATTTGCTCTCCAGGCATTGCGCCCCACCACGCGCCACGGATCGACATACCCCATTCCAGCTTGTCGGAAAAGAATGGCATGTTGCACATGAGCAGAAACCACCTGTAGTTTTCGGCGTCCTTGATGTAATCAAACGTCGTTCCGTCGTTGATGGCTGCGCAAACCTCAACCGCTTTCAAGGCGAATTGCGACGACATTTCGCCGTCATAAGTGGTGAAGTCGAAAATGTGATCCCCGAGGTATTCAAGGCGCGTTTCCGGTCTGCACTCGACGGTTTCTGCCGTCATCGTGTAGCTGTGTTCAAGTAGCAGTTTGTAATCCATCGTGTTCTCCTAGAAACCTAACAGGTCGCCCAATTCGGATGCGCTACGCGCCCATCACTTCTGCGTTAGCGATCACTTCTGCGGCACCACCACCGTAGTTACCGCGCCCTGCATGTTCATGCAGTAGCGCTCCAGCCCAATGCTGACGCTGTATTTTGGGAAACCTTGGCGAAGGCAGTCCGCCTCAGTCTTCAGCATCACCGGCAGGTAAACCAGAAGCAGCACGACCATCATCAGTGCGAAAGCAGCAAGCGCTCCGGCGATCATCCATTCAATTAGGTCCATTTCATCCTCCGATCAATTGATAGTCGTCCTCCGGCCTGCGTGGCCGTGGATCGCGGTAGCCGTGCACCTTGCACAGTTCTTGCGGCAGCAGCATGCGAGGCGGCGGTCCGACTGGCATGGCTGCGCAGTGTGGGCAGGGCACAGCGAGCCGTCGCTTGAGCGCCTGCTTTGCTTTGCGCAGGGCTTTGTGGCGTTCGGCTGGGGTCATGGCTTTGACTCCAGCCGCGCACGGCCTGCTGCTATCGGCTTCTTATAGTTCGGGTAGCCGCTAATCCTGTCGGCGTTCTCCAGCACCTCCACCAGCTTCTGGATCAGCGCCTCTTCTTGCTTGCGTACTTCTACCTCGATGGCGCGGGCATAGGCACGGTGCGCTGCCAGTGGGTAGCCCTTCATTTCGCCCCACTGGGCAAGCGTCACAGCGTCGATCTGCTCATCACTCAGCATGCTGGCCTCCTTTGATGCCAAAAACTCGCGCTATGGCTTTGTAGTCCGTCGGCAGTCGCTCCATTGCTGGAAACTGTTCGCAGATCCTCCGCCCCTGCTCCTGCGTGATTCGCATAGCACGACCCCACCTCCGCGAGCCGCCTCGCAAAACGATGTAGCCAGCCTTCGTCACGGATTTAAGGTAACTCCCGACCTCCGAAACAAAACCAACTGCCCACGGGTCTCCGGGGTCGCAGTCTGACCACCGGCTGGCAAACACGTAGTCGCCTAGCTTTAGGTCGCCCGGCGCCTCGCTATTGCGCACGATTGGCTGAATCTCTTCATCTGCAACCGGCACTCGCCCCATGGCAAGCACCTGATCGGCGGTGTAGAGTGCATACATGCCTTCTGGAAGCTGAAAGGCCGCTGGCTCGGCTATGTGAGTGAGCGAAACGCCGCCTTTTGTTTTCCCAATTTCCAGTCGCGCCACTGGCTCCACCCCCACAGGGGCGGGAGTGCGGCGGGCGGCTTGCCATGCGATCCAACCGACTCGCGCCTCATAGCTTTTATAGGTCCCGTCGCTCAATCGAGCGAGATCGTCGAAAGTTTCCCGGCACATCATCTCTTCAAACGCTGCTCGTTCAACATCTGTCGGCTCAGTCATGGTTTGCTCCTTGCTTGCGGGCTGCGTCGATGGCTGCGCGAAATTCAGCAGCATCGGATGTATCTGAAAGATCGCCAACGACATAACGCAATGAGTCTCCCGGCAGTTTCCATAGCAACCAATCCAGCCGCGCGGCATCCTCCAGCACCCCGGCTGGTGCTTGCCCACGGGATGCGCGCTCCCGGTAAGCCACAAATGCGGCTTCATCCAAATCCGCGCCGCTGAAATCTTGCCCGGTTTCGCGGAAGGTCCACGGCCCTTTGCTGAATACCTTAAGCGGCTCTGCTACTGGCTGCGCTGGTGCGGCTGCAAGGGCTGCAAGGGCTGCATAGTCGGAGTATTTCACCCAGGAACCGTAAGAGTCTGGAAGACCACTAGGTGTGCTGCTGAGCATTCCCCAATCATCGGCTGCATAGCCGATTTTGTAGCGCTGTACTTCACTCATGGCTGTCTCCTTGTTGTGCTGCGATGGCTGCGTCAACTTTGCGGCGTGCAGGTAGCAGTGCATAGCCTTGGTACGGCATCCCGACGAAGACCCCATTCGGGTCGGTGCCCCATGTCGTTGTGTCATCACTGAGAAATTCGTCGTCTGCTTGAATCACATCAACGCCGAGGTTCAGTAGCCGATACCGCTCCGCATCCTGTGCGGCTGGCTGGGGGTGGGTGTAGAGGGCGGTGACTATGTGTTCGTTGTTTGTCATGTCCTCTACCAAGTCGTCCAGATCATGAACAAGCTCGATTCGATAATCGTTCGGGAAGTGAACGGCGAAGGCATATGGCTCCCCTCCCGCCCGCATTGCTGCAAGCTCTGCCGCCTGCCCCTCTCGGAAGCCCTGCGCCGCTGCTGTTGCCATGTCGGCAGCGGTGAACCATGCGCCGGCCCGCTTGCGCCAGTAGCACACATCGCACAAATCGCCGTCGCTGCCATCGCGACCGTGGCTTCCGTGGTTGATTGCGTAGCTGCCGCAACCAAGTGTTTTGCATCTCATGTCGTTTGCTCCAATGCTGCGATTGCTTTCCATGCGGCCCCAAGGAATGCAGTAGCCGAAGGGATGGCCTCCATAGCCTCATCAAGACGCACTGAGTACATCTCCAATTTGTGCCAGCGCCCATGTAGCTCCCCGCACAATTCAAATTGCACTCCGCTATGAGTCGCCCCGTTTATCTCAAAGCTGCTTGGATGCAGAGATATGGCCGGAGGCTTGTCGTTGCACTCGCAGTCCGGCCAATCTGTAGGTCGGGTTGGATTCCATGCGTACCAGTGGCACCGCTCGGAATCGTCATGGAACAGCTTTTTTTCCACATGCCAGCCAGCAGACTCAAGTTCCGACTTCAGTTCATCAAGATTTATGTGTTTCATGCCCGCTTCCTAGTCGGAACAAACGGCAGTGCAGCAACACGCGCCGCCTCGCGCTGTGCCTGCTCGATATACCCGCCGCTGGGAAGTGCTGCAGCAACCATTGCGCCCGGTCGAATGCTTGGAGCAAGTTCAGTAGCGATGTACGGAAAGTCCTTGTGGTTCACCGTGCTGTTCTTGATCGGTCGGAGTTCAAACGGGATAACCACGCGCTCGCAGCCACGCGGCCCGAACGTCTTTGTCTCGGTTCGCGCTTTTGTCTGATACTCGTTTTTCCTTCGCCGTAGTTCGTCCCGGCTAAGCACGGATGGCTTGGGGGCGTCTGCGCCGGCCTGGGCGACGTACAAACACACTGCTGGCCCCTTGTTCGGGTGGGGAATGTAGCCAGAGATGCGTATGCACTGCTTGGGGTACTTCATGCGCGCCCTGGTAAGCACCTGGTGTGTGCGGTTCTTTGTCCAGCCAAGAATTGCTTCAAGTTGCGGGGCCGACAGTGGGCCTTGTTTTTCGAGCAGATCAATCAGTTCGTCGTGAAAAGATTTCGTCATATGTGATTCCATGTTTCGCGCGACATAACCTTTTCAATCGTCCGCTCGTGTACGCCAAACTGGCGCGCAAGGGCTGCGTTTGAGAGGTTCTCGCGTATGTGTTTGAGCAGGGCTTCGCGCTGCTTTTTTGCCGAGCGAATGGTGATGACGTCGAGGTCAAGTAGCTTTGCGTGTGGAAGGTCTTGCCCGCGCGCTGCGTACTCGGTTCGGCGCTGCTCCCATTCGTCGCGGTTTAGGTTGTGTTTGGATCCGCGCATGGCATGAAAAAGCCCGCTGGTGCGGGCTGTGTGTGGGGTGTGGGATGGCTAGAAGGGCGCATCCGCGAAATCATCGAAGCCTGAGCCTTGTGGGGCGGGAGCGGCGCGCTGTGGCGGTGGCGCCTGGCGTTGCGGTTGGGCTGCTTGTGCTGGCCTCCGCTGTCCTTGTGATTCGCCGCCCTGCCCAGATTCCCGCTTAGGCCCAAGTTCAACGTCATCAACACGCGCGGCAAGCTTGTATGCGTCATATCCGTCCTTGCCCGCATACTTTTCAATGTGCACGTCGCTAAGCGTGAATAGATGCAGAGAGCCCTTCAAAAGATAGGGGGCCAGCTTTTCTGCGCGCTCCCCCCAAAAAGCTGCATCAACCCATTGCGATGGGTATTCATCACCTTCCTTTTGACCGTAGTTGAAAACCAGAGAGAGGTTCGCTACTTGCTTGCCATTTGGGGTGGTCTTCACTTCTGCATCGCGTCCGAGACGCATCAATCCGTACATCTTTGCCATGGTTTTCCTTAAGCGGCCTGCAGGGCCTGTTCGTTGTTAGCGGCGATTGCGTCGCGTAGGGCGGTTTCGTACTTCTTTACCGTGCGGGCGAAGTCCATGAGGTCGGCCTCCAGCGCCTCAATGGCGTCTTCGTTGCGGTTGATGCGGCGGATGACCATCAGATCCAGATCAGGTGCCCACAGCACCAGGTCCACCCACTGCCGGCCAAGCAGCCAGAGGTAGCCCAGGCACTGGTCCATGTAGGCGGATACATCGCCATCGGCCACGGCGGTGAACAGGGTGTCACTCGAAACCATGGTCTTGATTTCGAGAACGCCATCGTCATCAATAAGGCCATCGGGGCTGAGGCCGAACAGTCCGTCGTCTGTCGTGAAGAACCCGACCTCGTCCACTAGGTTGCCGGTGTGGCGCTCGTAGCGGGTGCGAGCGGGGGATTCCTGCTCCTGGCCGAAGCGCATGGCGCCGTTCTGGAACTTCGCCGGGGCACTGCCGCCAGCCCGTTCGCGCGCCGTGTCCATGGCATAGGCAATGCACGCCTTCGACGGCCCGCCGCCTTTGAGCTTGTCGCGGCAGTCTTTAAAGCGAGACCCGGTAATGCAGCCCTTGCGCGCGGCCAGCCATTCCGGGCTGCCTTGTGTGTGGTTATGGTGGATCATTGCTTGCCCTTTTCGTCTGCGGCCTTGGCGGCCTTTTTCAGTTCGTGGCTGGCCGGCTCCAGCAGCGCGCGGTCTGCGGGTGTCAGCGTCTTGATGTGTTTGCCCAGTGCGGCCCACCCACCCATGGCGGCGTCACGCGCTGCGGCCAGCAGTTCCAGTGGCACGGTTGGTGCCGGGGTGTTGCCGTCGCTGTCATCGCCGCCTTCCGCCACCCCACAGATGGCTTTGAGCGTGTAGCGCTCCAAGTAGCTTTTGGTGCTGGCGCGCGCCTGCAGTGCGTTCTTTGCGCCCCCTGCGTCCGGTGGTCCGCCCATGCTGACCGACTCGGCATGCCCACCTACGTGCTTGAGCGTGCAGGTGACTTCCAGCCAATCCTTTTCGTCGCGCGTCAGCTTCCAGGCAGTGCTGAGGCCATGGCGAGACAGGGCAGGGGTGACGGCATCCACCACATCGTGCAGCTCCGCATATTCCTTGCCGCGCAGCGGGCCGTCTGTCACCTTGCGGCCTTTGATGATCCGCACGGCTTCGGCCTTGAATGCGGCAAAGGCGGCGTTGTAAGCCTTCTCCGATTCTTTGCGCTCCCAGCGGTCTTGCAGGTCCATCATCTTTTCGACCTGCTCCAGGCTGGCGCCTTGGTTCATCGCGGCCATCATCATTCCCATGGGGGAGTGCGCGGCGATGGCGCCGGTTTGCTGCAGCGCGACAGACTGGGCTGGCCGGTCAATCGGTTCGAGGTCCAGCACGTCGGCCTCAGCTTTGGTGGTTGCGTTCATGTTCTTCCTCAGTAGGTGATGGATACAGCCGGGATCGCCTTCTTGGCAATCAGCGTGACGGCCAGCTTTGCGCATTCCTCGGTCATGCCGCCAGTGACAAAGGCATCAAGTGCAGCGCGGTTCACGGCGGTCTTGTGGGCCTTGTCGCGCTCGCGGCGCTCGGCTTCTTTGGCGTCGGCTGCGGCCTGGGCGGCAACACGGCGCTGTTCTTCCGCGACAGCCTCGGCGGCTTTGCGTTCTGAGTCGGACCTGGCCTGTGCTTCGCGCTGCTGGGCTTCTGCCTTTTCACGCTCTGCGCGCTCGGCCTGCAGCTTCAATTCCAGCTCGCGGCGCTCGGCGGCTGCCGTGGCCTCGGCTTCGCGCTTGATGGCCGCCTCACGTTCTGCCTGCGCCTTGGCTTCTGCTTCGCGCTGGGCACGCTCTGCGGCCTCGCGGGCAATGCGCTCCTCGCGGTCCTTTTGTTCCCGTGCAGCCGCTTCGGCGCGCAGCTTGGCCAGCTCGGCCTGCTCGGCTGCTTCGCGCTCCCTGGCAGCAATGGCCGTAGAAAGCGCGTCCAGCGTCCTTGCCTTGGCCCGGTGCGCCTCGGCCTCGTATTCTTCCCACGACTCGTCAATCACCCGCGCATCCACGGCGGCAATGGCGACTTGCAGTTCGTCCAGCTTGAGAAAGCCGATCTCGCGGCCTTGGTCGCTGAGCCACTGGACGCGTGTCTTGTGGCGTGCCTCTCGCGCGGCTTCGGCTTCTTCCCATGCCGTCAGTGGAGCACGAACCTCGTCCTTCCACTGGTCCATCAAGTCGCGCATGCGCTTGCGCTCGGCGTCGATCTTCTTGGGCACGTCCTTGAGTTCTGCCACTAACTCCTTGCCGATGTTGTCCAGGGCCGTCTTGCCCTTTGCCACCTTGTAGGCAATGGAGGCGATGGCGTCCCGGCCTTTCTTGCAAGACACATCGGGCACGAACGCATCAAGCTCGTCCTTGATCTTGGTGAGGTAGGGGTCCAGGCCCGCAGGCGTGGTGTAGACCTGCAGCGCTGTTTCCTTCGGCGGCAGGGCAATCAGTTCGGTTGTTTCGCTCATGTCATCCTCAATTCATGTTTGTTAGCGGACAGCCCGCCACGCGGCCTTGATCGCCACGCGCAGCGGGTTCCAGCGCCGGTAGAAGCGATATATTCGGATGAATTCGATGATGTTCATCGCTAGTCCTCGATTTCCAGCGGCCATGCGCGGTTTCCGATGCGCTGATGGCTTGCATAGTTGTTGGCAATTGCCTCTGTTTCGTAGGCCCCGGCGTGGCAATTGGTACCATCTGGATAAACATTCACCCACACCGTACGCTTGCGCGGGGCCATGAATAAGTCCCTTGTACTAGGGCCTCCATCGCCGTAATACCGTCCTTGATCGTCGTAGGCATTGATAACGCCACCAGATAGGGCTGCAATTTTGTTTACTCTGGCGCCATCTGGGAAATGCACTAGCTGCTGCACAGGCGTGCCATCCCGAGTGCACACTGGCTCGCCACGCTTTGCAGCTTCTAAATCAAACGGTTTCATTTCAATCCCTCCTTTGCAGCTTGGTGAATCGCATCAGCCAAACTCGCCTGATCTGCTGCCCAGCTTTGCGCTTCGTCTGCGCAGCCGGTGAGCAGCAGCACCAGGACAAACACCAGCGCCAAGCCCCAAAAGAGAAATGCCATTGCAAGGTATTTCATGCCGGCACCTTTTCAACCATTTGCACCCACTTCCATTTATTGCCAAGCGCCCTAATGCTTGCAACCCACGCGCGCCGGTTATGTCTTGTCGTGCGCGCTGGCACGCCTTGCAAGTGGGGGTAGGCTTTGCGCACTTGGCGCAGTCGTGTCGTGTCCATTGCTTTGCTCCTTTGTGTAGCGTTCGTTCTCTTGTTTGATGCGAGCCCACTGCTTTACGCTGGCCCGGTAAGCGGCTTCTGCTTGCTGTTTGGCGTTCATTCGTATTCCCGCTCGCGTCTCGCGTCGGCAGCGTCAATCTCTGCGCACTCTTTACGCCATGCCAACTCGTCAAGCGCGAGCGATTCAATCTCTTCTCGCTTTTCTTCGCCAAGCGCTCCGGAAATATCAACACTGCCGATCCAGCACGAAAGCAGATCCATCGTTGCGGGGCAACCTGGATAATTGAATGACTGGGCTTCCTCCCGCTCATAATCAAATCGACACACAAGCGGGTGATCTATCCATTCCGGCTCGATAGTCAGTTGAAGTTCCCCGCGTGGGCAGGGCGGCGGCGTGTTTGGTTTTGGATCTGCAGGCGCGAATGGCCGAAGTGCTGCCTGCATTACTGGGTGGATTCGGTCGTTCATGCTGGCCTCCTTGTGGGCGTAAAAAAGCCCGACTAAGCGGGCTGTGGTGTTTTCTTCTTAGCGCCGTGTGCCGCTTCTGCAGCGGCAAACTCGCTGCCTAGAATTTCTTGTCCCGTGATTTGCTGAGCGGGGTCGCTAGTACAGAAGTACAAGCTGCCGCCTTGGGGAAACACTGTGTACCCGTGGAAAAACCCCCAAGAGAAGCCGAATGTTTTCAGCACCGGATCCATGTCGGCCACCTGATTCGGGTAGTCTTTCCATATCGCGTTCAGGTCCGCAAGCGCCTGTTTGGCGTCGGGCGCTACCTTTGCGCGTGGCCGCTGGATGCGGTTTTGGCGTTCTGGTTTTGTCCACTCCGGGCCAGTCATCGGAGGAGAAAATGAGAAGCCAGCCACGCGGCGTTGCGGCACTGTCGTGTACCAAGCTTTTGCCCGCCCAGGCGCAAGCCGTTCCGCGAATGCTCGACCTTCTGCAGTCATTGCATCTACATCGCTGCAATACTGTTCCCATGCAGCAAGCGCGGCTGGGTCTGTGATCTTGAAATAGCGCATTGCTGTCTCCATGAAAAAAGCCCCGCATTGCAGGGCTGTGTGTGCGGGGTTTGTCGCTATTTTTATGATAGCTGCCAGCGCTTGGTGCGTAAGAGCTGTAGTCTGTTTTGATGGGTCGGTTCGCCAGGATAGGCGCTCGCCTATATTGCGTTAAACCGTATCAAGTCACCCATGCGGCTATTGATCGCAGTTTTGAGTTCTTCGTCGCCACGCTCCCGCGCTTCCCCGTACATGCCTGCAAGTTCCATCATGTCGGTGCAATCCAGCACGCGCAACAACGGCTGCAACGCCTCTGGCGCTGGACGGCCAAGAAAATCGCGAATTGGCTCACTCATGGGTTACTCAGGCACTGGCGCACCTGCCCCAAAAACACCAGCGTGGTTTCCTTGCTGTAATTTCCGTATGTTTGGACGTTGCCAATATAGGTATCCAGTATCTCTGTAGCCTCCTCCATAGCCTCTTTTAGGTGAGTAATCTCGGCTACGGGATCGCCTTCTTCATCCATCCCAAGCAGGGTCAAAATCCGGCTGTAGTTGTTGGCCTCAGTCGCTGACACTTCAATCATTTTTTGCATCGCTGTTTCCTTTGTTTTGCTGGCATCCCATGCTGACGGCGGCGTCCACGGCACTGGAGTCATGGTCAAGGCTGTCAATGCGCGGTCAATCGCTTGTCTGGCCTCTTGTTGCACTACCGGCGCCCAGCCGCGCGTCTCTGGCGAGTCGATGCCTAGCACTATGCGCAACGCTTGCAAGCCACGCACGGCACGGTCCGTGAGAATGTTGTCTGCCGTGCATTGCGGATAGCCGAATTCATGAAGATTTTTCACGCCAGCTGCAATGAGCTTTTCTTTCATTTCTGTTCCTTTTGGTGGTTGTTGCGGGTTATGCAAGCCGCACAAAATGCCGCCCAGCAGTCTCGACAGAAACTCCCGAGTAGCCGCAGTCCATGCCCCCGTCTTTTCTCGGACCAGGCATCCAGCGCCAGCCGAACATGGGCAGTCCAAATGAGGTGTACTCGCCGACACTTGTCAGCTCGCGTTCTGATCCGTCGCTCAGCAATACGCGCATTCCTGGCTTCAGCTCTTTGACTTCGATTCTGTGCATGTCTCTCTCCTGTTAAACATCACAACACCGGCCCGCGATGCTGTGATGTGGCCACTCGAAAGAATGGCCATCCCGGTTACTCGGACCGACTTTGCTTTCGTTAGACGGTGTGCGTGCCTTCGACGCCGCGCCGCATGCGCTCCAGCGTGCGTTGCTGCAGCCAGTGCTGCGCTTCTTCAATGTGTGTCAGGGCGCAGGCATTTGCTTTGCAGGCATAAGCACCTTTCTGGAAGCTGCGCAGCCGGTCAGCCACGATAGCCAGCAGAACTTCGTGCGTGATTCCGTTCACGCCGTTGCCGTCTTCGCTGATTGGCCCGTTTTGGAACCGGATATGTGTCGGGACTGCTGCGCCGCCTTCAATGTCGTAAGCGTGGTTTGCGCCGCCCGGACCGGGTTCGTCAATCACCGTGACTTTCAGTGTGTCGTTTGCTGGATTTACTTGGTGGTCGTTCAAGGTTCGCATGGGGGTCTTTCATAAAAACAGAGAGCACTGCCTATCAATGCGCTCTGGTTTTGCCATTCGTTGGAATGGCTCCGTTTGACCGTTTCTTTCCGGCCTGTCAGCGCATGTGCGCTGGGCTTTTCTGTTCTTGGCATCCCTGTTTGCCTCACCGCCGTATGGAACCCAGCGGGTGGATTTCGCGTGGCTGGTTGATGTTCCTGTTGCCGATCCCATCCGGGGGCAGAGCAGTACTGACTTGAGCGACCGACGATCTTTTCTATCCCGCTACCGCCCGCGGGGGCCTTGTGTTTACCCAGCCGTGCCTGCTGCAAGAACATGTCGGTGGCCTGCTCGATGGCCTGTCACCCTGTCGCTGCGTTTTGCTGCGACACCTGAATACTATCAAAAGCCTGCGAGCTTGTGCAATCTTTTTCATGAAAATAAAACTATCGTGCAGATGATTGCGATAGTTAAAATCAATCGACCTTAACGTGTCATAGCATTGCCAGATGGCGCTAAAATGCACCGCATGACTAAACCCCTCGACACCGAAATGCGGGAATATCTGGAAGGATCGCGTGGCAGATGGCCTGCCATTGCAGAGCAAGCTGGCGTGTCCTACTCATGGATCACCAAGTTTGCGCAAAACCGCATCCCACGGCCTGCTTACGCTACGCTGGTGAAGTTGCAGCTAACACAGACAGCAGCTAACAAGCGCAAGCGGGCAGCAGCATGACCTTCCCCGTACCCCGCCCCAAGGCCACCCCATCCCCATCAAAGGCCCCAATTCGCTATGTGCGCGGTGCCGAATTCGAGTCGGGCACGCAGGCCATTTTCGGCAGGAAGCGCATGCCCGCCATCCACATCGAGAACGCAGAGCAGGGCCGTGCTTTGGCTGATCGGCGCTGGGCGATTCAGCGAGGGGGGCTGTGATGACTGACAACAAGTTGGCAGAACTTATCGACAAGCGCCGCGAGCTGGCTGCACAGCTTGCCGGCGTGGAGCTTGAGATTGCGATGGCTGTAGGCGACCGAGAAGCCGCACGCAAGCACCTCGAAGAAATGAAAGCGCAGACGCTGGCACGGCACGCGGCGAAGTTCGCAGCCTGGGAAGCGAGCCATTGATGGCCAATCCGTGGTTTCGGATGTACGCGGAGTTTGCAACCGATGCCAAGGTGCAAATGCTCAGCGAGGCTATGCAGCGCCGCTATTTGATGCTTATGTGCCTGCGTTGCAGTAACACCCTTGTAACGTTACAGGATGAAGAGATAGCGTTTCAGCTTCGCATCAGCGGCGACGATCTTGCTGAAACCAAGGCGCTTTTCATCAAAAAAGGATTCATTGATTCTTCCTGGAATGTGCTGAATTGGGAGAAGCGCCAATTCGCATCAGACACCAGCAAAGACCGCGTGGCAAAGCACCGCGCGCTACAAAAAAAGAAGCAAGATTCGGCAAGTAACGGCGTTGTAACGTTACAGGAACGGAAAGCTAACGTCCTAGATACAGATACAGATACAGAGAGAGAAGCTAAAGCTTCTTTGTCGTCGGCCAAGCCCGACGCCGTGCCCACATGCCCGCACACCGAGTTGATCGACCTTTTTGGCCAACATCTCCCGATGTTGTCCCAACCGAAGCCTGAGCTTTGGAGCGGGAAGAAGGCCGATGCAATGCGAGCGCGCTGGAAGTGGGTTTTGACGGCAAAAAAGCGCAGCGGACAGCCGTATGCGTCAAGCCGTGAAGAGGCTATCGACTTCTTCGACCGGTTTTTCGCCTATGTCGCTAAGAGCGATTTCCTCACTGGCCGTGACGGGAAATGGCCTGGTTGCAACCTTGGCTGGCTGATGACCGAAGCGAAATTCTCTGCGGTCATTGAGGGCAACTACGACAACAAAATTCTGGAGGTCGCATGAATTTTGAAGATTTCCCCGTCGAAGCCATCCAGTCGCTGGAAGCCGAGGCAAGCGTAATTGGCGCATTGCTGCTGGACAACGGAAGCTGGGACCGCCTTGGCGACAAACTCAAGCCCGAGCACTTCGCCGACGAGACGCACCGCATGGTGTTTGCCGAGGTAGCACGCCAGCTTGGCTCCGGAAAATCGTGCGACGTGGTGACTGTCGCGATGGCGCTTGGCGAGCGTTGCTCGATGGATCAGATTCATGAACTGGCCCAGTTCGTGCCCAGTTCTGCCAATCTGCGCCGCTATGCCGATCTGGTGATTGAGCGGTTCAAGAGCCGCCAGTTGCGCGCCGTGAGCACCGAATTACTCGAACTGAGCCAGGACCACAACACCAGCATCAGCGACCGCGTGGACCGCGCCCAAGGTCAGCTTGCAAAGCTGATTGACGATGCGCCGCGCGACGATTGGGTGGGCGCCTACGAGGGGATGACGCAGCACACCGGAGTGCTTGAAGCGCGCGCCGATGGCACAAACCGAGCCATGCCCACGGGCCTGTCCGACCTGGACGAATACCTTGAAGGTGGTTTTCGTCCCGGCGAGCTGGTGATTGTGGGGGCCCGCCCGAGCATGGGGAAAACAGCGCTGGGGCTGACCATCGGCGTTCACATGGCAGCAGAGTACAGCGTCGGCTTGCTGTCTATGGAAATGAGCCACAGCGAGGTGAACGACCGGATGACCGCCATGCTGGGTCGGGTAAGCCTATCGTCTGTGAAGCGGCCAACGCGCGGCGAGGGGTTGGCCTGGGATAGGGTAATGGACGGGGTGGACCGCGCCAAGTCGCTGAACTTCCATGTGTCGGACCAAGGCGGGTTGAACATCAATCAGGTGCGCTCGAAGGCACGCAACTTGAAGCGAGTGCATGGGCTGGACGTGCTGGTGGTGGACTACATCGGGCTTATGTCGGGGATGGACGCAAAGGCCAACCGCAACACGCAGCTCGAAGAAATCAGCCGTGGCCTCAAAACATTGGCGAAGGAGCTGGGCATTGCGGTGCTGTGCCTGGCGCAATTGAACCGCAAGAGCGAAGAGCGCCCCGACCAGATGCCCATGATGAGCGACCTGCGTGATTCAGGCGCCATCGAGCAGGACGCCGACGTGATCGTTTTCATCAAGCGGCCAATCATGAGCAACCCCGACCTAGGCGGCGATTGGCAGCACTACGCGAAGCTGAGCGTGGCGAAGAACCGCCAAGGGCGCTGCGGGTATCTGCACTTGAGCTACATCGGCGAGCAAACCACGTTCAGCGGCTGGGCAGGACCGCCGCCAAGCAAGTCGGCGACCAGTGCTCCACAGCGCGGTATGCGCGACGAAGGCGGGAAATTCTGATGGACATTTCTAAGATTTTTCGTGCGATTGAGAACGAGCATGAGCGGCGTACAGCTTCAGCCGCCATCCTAAACCCTGAAACAAGGCGCCAGGGTCTTCGGGAGTTCTATCGCCTAGCGCTACCGGAAATTTTCGAGGCAGGCCGCGCGGTATGGGGGATAGACCCCTACGAAGTGGATTGGCTGCGCGTGTTTACCCCAATTGAGGAATCTTTGTGGCACGACATTCGCGCCGCAGGAATGGTGATGTACCCGCAGTTCCCGGTGCAGGGGTTCTTTGTGGACTTTGGCAACCCAGTCGCCATGGTCGCAATTGAGTGCGACGGTGCAGCTTTCCATCAAGACATCCAAAAAGACAAGGCCAGGCAGCGCGCCATTGAAGCCGCAGGTTGGTCTATCTATCGAATCAGCGGCAGAGATTGCAAGACTGACAGTGACCCGGAGACTGGAGAGCCGGGTGCGGCAGGGCGCTTCATCCGTGACATTGCAGATGACCACGGCATAGCTAGGGGAGGCAGGGCATGACCAGAACGGACACCGAAACCCACCGCCACCGCTGCGAAGTGAGAACGCTTCTGCGCGCCGCAGCAAACAAAGGACGGACCTACGTGCGCGACTACCTTGCCGATAAGCGCGTGGCTGGGCGTGCTGCGGCACTGCGTGCGGACCTGAATGAGCAGCAAGCCCGAGGCAACACTGGGGAGCACGGGCAATGGCTTTGATACTCGGGATAGACCCCGGCGTGAATACTGGCGCCGCCGTGTACGTGGACGGCGTGCTTAAAACTCTCATCACCGTTGCCCCGCACCAGATCGAGCGCCTCATTCGCGGCCACCAGCCTGATCGCGTGGTGTTCGAGGACTCCCGCCTGCAATCGTACACCTGGACAAAAGGCAAGACCGCTGCCGAAAGCGCGAAGATGGCGCGAAACGTGGGCCAGATAGATGCGTGGTGCCGGCTCATCACTGAGATATGCGGAGAGATGCAAATCCCGGCGCATGGCATCAGCCCCAAGGGAAAAGGGTCGAAGGTCAAGGAAGCGGAATTCAAGGAGCACACCGGCTGGACCGGCAGCAGCAATGAGCACACAAGGGACGCTGCAATGGTGGCCTTCCCGTATCGGAGGGCAGCATGAACAGGTACGGCTGCTACGACCGCCTGCCTTTTGTCGACCGCACCACGCTGCGCGACCACCATGGGCGCGTCACAGCGACCTGGCCCGCTGTGATGGCGAAGGACTGCCGCTACACGCACACGACGCTTGGGCAGCAGGACAAGAAGTGCCAGGGCTGCAAGTGGAGGGCGGAGGTGGGCAATGTCTGAGCGCCTCGCCATCCCCCTGTTCGAGCCGGTTCAGGCGCGCAAGGCTTGTGACCACGCTTTTGTGCACGCCAAACCATGGCTCATAGCCGGGCACCGCCTGCTGCTGCGCATTGAGCCCGAGACGCGCCGCGACAACCACAACCGGCATTTTCACAGCCTCATCGGGCAGATCAGCCAACAACTGGGCGGCGACCTGGCCGACCCCGAGGACGCAAAACGCATCCTGATAAGCGCGTTCCGCATCGATACGCGCAACGATCCCGACTTAGCCGCTGAATGGGCGAAGTTTGGCGACGTGCGCATGGGCCGGGGCTTGCGCGGCGAAGTGGTGCTGATGGGCATCCAGTCGCGCAGCTTCACGATCAAGCTGGCGCGCGCTTTCGTCGAGTGGCTTTACGCCTTCGGCGCGGAGAGCGGCGTGGCGTTTAAGGCGTGGGAGGGCGAGCAATGACAACCCGCGCAGAAAAACGCTACCTAGACCGCGTGGCGCAGCTCGACTGCGTTGTCTGCGGCGCCCATGGCGTGCATATCCACCACGCACGCGAAGGCCAGGGCATGGCGCAGCGGGCGCAAAACTGGCTGGCCATCGCACTGTGCCCGAGTTGTCACACAGGCCCGCGAGGCATCCACGGGGACAAATCCGTGTTGCGCCAAGAGAAGCTGGACGAAATGGATCTTTTGGCGAGAACCATTGAGCGGCTGAATTCCTAGATTCGAAAAGGTGATTGCAATGCAAGAAATTTGGCTCCCCGTGGTGGGTTACGAAGGCTTCTACGAGGTGTCTACTTTGGGGCGCGTGCGTTCCATCGACCACTTTGACACACTTGGTCGATTTCGCCCCGGGCGCGTACGAGGAACGCCGGTCGACAAAACCAGTTCCGGCTACCGCTATGTGTCCTTGTCTCGATACGGGCAGGTGAAGAAAGTCAACGTTCATGTGCTGGTGCTGGAGGCTTTCGCGGGCGCGCGTCCAACACCAAGTCACCAAGCTTGCCACGAGGACGGAGACAGGAGCAACGCTGTGTTGAGCAATCTTCGCTGGGACACCGTGGCTGCCAACAGTGCGGATCGCTGGAAGCACGGAACAGAGAGCGCCGGAGAAAAGTCACCGTTCGCAATCCTGAGTGAGGAAGAGGTGCTGTGGATTCGCGAGAGTCCGCAGTCGTCGCTCAAGCTGGCGCCCATCCTAGGGGTGGCCAGCTCCACCATCCGCGCCATTCGATTGCGCACGAACTGGAGTCACATCTGATGGCAGACACGCAGAGAAAGATTCAAGCGATGGGCTTGTGGCCCAAGACGCTCCCATATCCAGCAACACCAGAAAGGCCCGCATGAACATCGAGCAAGCGCCACCACAAGCGACAGGCGTAGAAGCCCGCGTCTGCGAACTCATCGCCAGCCGCCAGCAGCTTGGAATCAAGAAATATCGAACGACTGTGGAGGGCGCCGGCCTGGGCGCTGGGCAGTGGCTGCAGCACTTGATTGAGGAATTGGCCGATGCGCTGATTTACGCGAAGGCGCTGCAGGAAGAAGTAAGCCGATTATTGGATGATGGAAAGTAGCTGGTAAAGAAAAACCCGCACTAGGCGGGCTTTCTGGTGGGAATGGGAGATCAGCGGCCCATATTCTACCGGAGAGCGCCATGAATGCAACATCGATAGACGCAGCAGAGCCAATCTCGGCAGAGGAAGCAGCTGCGTTGCAGACGCACAACGCGAAGAAAAGCAGCCGGGACATGGTTTTCGGAGCGATTCTGGAACTTGCGGATTGCGAGACGCCAGCGAAGGCGCCTGATATTGCCAGGGCTACCGGGCTTGCAATGCCCATTGTGTACGACGCAATCAAGACGCTAAAGCAGCGGGGCCGCATTTACAGCGACAACGGGATGTTTTTCATCGCAGAAGAGCACAAAGATACCGAGCCGGTCTATCACTCTGCACTGCCGAATGGTGTTATCAAGCTGGAGAAGGGCGATCAGATACTCGAATTGAACCAGCGTGAGGCGCGGGCACTGGCAAAAACCATGGGCGGATTGATTGAACAAGCCAATGTCATTGTCATGGCGCACAAGCAAGACGAGCAGCAGGCGCAGATTCGTAGACTGCAGAGACAGCTCACAGAAATGATGGAAAAGCTACAACACTTGGCGCCAGGTCCGCAAATGGCGCTTGAGATGGAGGGCGGGAAATGAAAGCATCGTGGGTAGCAAAAGTGCGGTGCCCCGACCGAGAAATTTTCTGGGTGGGGAGTTTTTATGCAGATGGCAGGACGGATGCAAAGCGCGCAGCCAGGAGGTTTGTAAGCTCTATCCTGCCGCTTGACACGATGATTGTTGCTATTGCACGCGGGCAGGTCACGTTGTCGCTGGACGGGCCTGAGATTGATATGGAGGATGGGAAATGAGTTTGTATTTCAGGGCAGCAGAAGTTGAGCGCCTCGCAGCTTGCTTGAAGGATGATGCAGGGAGCCAGGAAAGCACATTTTGTGCGCTGGTGAATGGCATTGTTCGATTAAATCAGCAATACCGTGTAGCGAAAAACTATGAGGTATCCGACAAACTGCGCGCGCTGCTGGATAGCGTAGGGGTAAAGGTCAAGCAGGGGACTGATGGATACGCCTACGACGCAATCCCCACGCATCTAATCGGGCGGCCGATAGGAGACTCCTGGTATCAAGAGCGCCAAGCAGAAGTGATTGCGAAGGAATAGCGACACGCAGAGCTAGAAGCAGCGTAAAATAGCGCTACTCCCGGATTCGCTACACGCGGCGCCAGGACATGCGAGGGAAGTGCTCGACAAGCCATCTGGGTGAAAGGCCCCCGGAGCCAAACAAACAAAGCCGCTCAGGAGCAATCCAGGCGGCTTTTCTTTTGCCCCCTAGTAGGGTTCGCCCAATAACCAATAGCCCGCGAAACTGCGGGCATGGCATCAAACACCGCGCCGAAGAAGGCGCCCCCCAAAGCCAATAAGCCCGCTCCAGGAGAGAAGGACGCGGGCATTGCTGTGCCTGTCAAGCGCAGAACAGACTGGGAAGCTGTAGAGCGGGACTACAGGACGGGCAAGTTCACGCTGCGTGAGCTGGAGGAAAAGCACAAGGCGTTCAATAGCTCGATTTCTAGAAAAGCAAAGAAAGACGGCTGGACACAAGACCTGAGCATTGCCATCAAGCAAGCGACAAATGCGAAACTTGCTAGCGAACTTGCTAACGAGCTGGTTAGCAATAGTGCGCAAAAGGTTAGCAACACAGTCCAGGCCGTTGCCGAGGTCAACAAGAGCGTAATCCTCAGCCATCGCACCGGACTGAAAGCAATTACAGACATCAAGCGCACGCTGCTCAATCAGATCGAGCAGGCCGCTGCGAATATGACCGACCTGGCGGAGATTATCGAGATGGTCCGCAATCCTGATGACAACGGCATTGACCGGGCAAACGATGCGCTGCGAAAAGCCATGAGCCGTTCCGCGCTGGTGGATGACCTCAAGAAGCTTGCCGATGTGGACGAGAAGGTGCGCAAGGGAGAGCGGGAAGCCTTTGGGTTGGATGACGACACTGGCGAAGAGGGCGGCGACAAATCATTTTTGGAGGCTCTGCTCAATGCCCGCGCCCGTGCAGCAAACAGGTAAGAGACGTATGTCCAATCTCACGAAACTCGATTTAGAGTTGATTGAGGACATCGCTGCTTTCTACGATGACCCAGAGGGGTTTGTTCGATACGCATTCCCGTGGGGACAGGATGGAACGCCACTTTCCAACGAGTCAGGCCCGGACGTGTGGCAGTGCGAGGTAATGACTGAGATTCGCAACGCTATTCGCAGTGGTGCGGACGTACAGACGGCGATTCAGATTGCGGTATCAAGCGGTCACGGTATCGGCAAGACCGGGTTTGTGGCCTGGATTATCTTGTGGTTTATGAGCACGCGAGACTTTCCGCAGGTTGTAGTTACCGCAAATACTGGGACGCAGCTAGCGACTAAGACATGGCGAGAGTTGTCAAAATGGCACAAGCTGGCAATCAATAGCGCGTGGTTTGCCTGGACGGCAACCAAGTTTTCGCATGTGCTGTACCCAGAAGTATGGTTTGCAGCAGCCATCCCATGGACTGAGCACAACAGCGAGGCATTCGCAGGCACCCACGAAAAGCACGTCCTGGTGGTGTTCGACGAGGCATCGGCAATTGCAGACAAGATTTGGGAAGTGACCGAAGGCGCAATGACTACACCTGGTGCAATGTGGCTTGCGTTTGGCAACCCCACTCAGACCACGGGGCGCTTTTCACAGTGTTTTGGCAAATTCAAACACCGCTGGACCACGCGCCAGATCGACAGCCGCACGGCCAAGATGGCGAATAAAGCGCAGATTCAGAAGTGGATTGATGACTACGGCGAAGACCACGACTTTGTCCGAGTGCGCGTGCGTGGGGTGTTCCCGCGCGCCGGCAGCTTGCAGTTCATTGGACTGGATATTGTGTCTGCGGCGATGCGGCGCAAAGCCGAGGGTTATCAGCACTTCGCGCGAGTGCTCGGAGTGGACGTTGCCCGCCACGGGGAAGACCAGTCGGTAACGACGCGCAGACAGGCGAACCACGTTTGGCCTCAGAACAAGTACCGCATTCCGAACTTGATGGACTTGGCGGATGTTGTTGCGGCGGAGATTCATGAGTTCAAGCCCGACGCAGTGTTTATCGACGCAACCGGCCTGGGCTGGGGGCTTATCGACCGCCTGCGCCAAATGAATTTCGGAAAGAAAGTGTTTGCTGTGCAAGTTGGGGAGAAGGCTCTTGCTGCAGAGCGCTTTTGGAACAAGCGTTCGGAGTTGTGGGCAGCCGGCAAGAAATGGCTGGAGGAAGGCGGATGCCTGCCCGAAGACCCGGAAATGGAAACCGATCTGACTGGGCCGCAATACGGTTACGACAACCGCATGCGCATCGTCATCGAAAGCAAAGACGACATGAAAGGACGCGGATTGGCTAGCCCGGACTGCGCTGATTCGCTGCTCTTGACATTTGCAAGCCCGATAGCGCCAACCACCAGCACACATACCAAGACATGGCGCGACCGACTGAACCTGCGCGCAGCAAACCAAGGATCGGCTCAGGCCGCGTGAATATCATGGATGACATCAACCAACTAGCCCGAGAAAACTGGCAGCGCTACCAGTACGGCAAGGACCGTGGCCACATCGAGTACATCGAGCAGGCTCGCAAATGCGAGGGGATGTATCTGGGCGGCGGCGAGCAGTGGAGCGAGGTTGATAAAGCCATCTTGCGTGAGCAGAAGCGCCCGTTCTACGAATTCAACGAGGTCAAGCCAAGTATTAACAGTGCTGTGGGCTATCAGATTCATAACCGCATGGACATTGCATTCAAGCCACGCGGGCAGAAAGGCGACGCCGAAGTCGCTCAGATTCTGTCCAAGGTGGTAATGCAGATATGCGATTCGCTCAAGCTGCATTGGAATGAGACGCAGATGTTCAGCGATGGACTAATCGAGCAACGGGGTTATTACGACATTCGCATGTCATTCGACAATAACATGAAGGGCGACATTGACATTGCGGTGCTGGACCCGCGCGATGTGGTACCAGATCCAGACGCCAAGAGCTACGACCCGGACAAATGGGCAGACGTGACTGTCTCGCGCTGGCTGACTGCGGACGAGATTGAGCAGCTTTACGGGCAAAAGGCGCGTGACGCAGCGGTCAAAAGCGGTGACGAGGGCCGAGACTACGGCAACGACGACGACGAGCGCGACCGCAACAAGTTTGGCAACAGCACGCTACCCGGCCTGGCTGACGCCTATAGCAACACTGGCGACGGCATCAAGCGTTACCGGGTGATTGATCGCCAGTCGGCGGTGTACGAGATGACGCCGTGCCTGGTGTTCCCGGACTCCGGTGATGTGCTGGTGCAGGCCACGATGGCCGCCGACTCGATTGCCGACGCACTTAGCAAGGGTGCGGTGAAGGCCAAACGCATGCGCAGGCGCATCAAGTGGGTGGTCAGTACGTACTCGGTAACGCTGCATAGCGACCACAGCCCGTATGACCACTACACCATCGTGCCGTACTTCGCATATTTCCGTCGAGGCAAGACGCGCGGCATGGTGGACGACGCTATCGGTCCACAGGAAGCGTTGAACAAGGCTGTGAGCCAGTTCGTCCACATCCTGAACACCTCGGCTAACAGCGGATGGATCACGGATCAAAACAGCGTTACCAACATGGACGCGGACGAACTGGAAACGCGCGGCGCAACCACCGGCTTGCACATTGAAGTGAAGGAGAACGCGCGCAGGCCGGAGAAGATTCAGCCCAACCAGGTCCCGACAGGAGTTGACCGGCTGATTGACAGGGCATCCAAGGCGCTCAAGGACGTGACCGTTCCAGAGTCCATGCGCGGCATTCAAGGGCCTGAGACGTCTGGTGTGGCCATTCAGGCCAAGCAGTTTGCCAGCCAGCAGCAGTTGGCCGTTCCTCTGGACAACCTGGCGTACACGCGCCAACTCCTTGCGACTCGCATCCTCAAACTCATTCAGCGCTACTACGACAGCTACCGGGTATTTCGCATTACCGAGACAGACCCGATGACCGGAAAGGATAAAGAGCAGATTCTGGAGATCAACAAGTTTGACCCAGAAACTGGAGCCTACCTCTATGACGTGACGGTTGGAGACTATGACGTGGTGATTACCGAGCAGCCGATGCAGGTCACGTTTGAGAACAGCCAGTTCCAGCAAGCGCTGGAGATGCGCAAAGAAGGCATTGCAATCCCGGACGCGACGGTGATTCGCTATTCGAACCTTGCCGACAAGCATGAGATTCTGTCCAACATGCAGGGCAGCGCGCCGCCCGTCGATCCAACGCTCGAAGCCAAAACCAAGCTACTCGAAGCACAGGCACGCAAGGCCGATGCAGATACCACGGCCCGCAGTGTTGAGGCGCAGTACAGCGCGATCCAGACAGCCCAGGTGATTGCGCAGACACCAGCAACGTCTGGGCTTGCAGATGGCCTGCTCAAGTCAGCAGGGTATGTGGACCGCGATGCAGCGCCGATTATTCCAAACGCACCCGAAGGCATGCCAAGCGTAGACCTTCCTGCGAATACCAATCCGATGACCCCAGCAAATCCTGGCGTGGGCCTGAATGCTGGCATCGAGACTACGGGGCCGGATGGCCTGCAATGACGATTCCCAAAAAAGACCACCGAAAGGAAGACCATGAACCCGCTACTGCGAAAACTCCTGTCCCGTTACCAAGCCCCCGCCGACGATGGCTCTGATTTGGGAGGCGATGTGCTGGACATTGAAGACGATGATACAGAGGGCGCAGATTCGTCTGTATCCGACGAGCCCGAAGACCGAGGCGACGTGTTCGAGCCAAAAAAGAAGGCTGCAGCCAAGGAAGAAGAGCTGGAAGAAGTGCCAGAACCACAGGCACAAGACGAGGACGACAGCCAGCACGGCAAGCCAGCAGGCATTCCAAAAAGCCGATTCAACGAGGTCAATGACCAGCGCAAAGCAGCAGAGCAACGCGCTGAGGCTGCAGAGCGTGAATTGGCAGCGCTGCGCGCACAGCAACAATCGAGCGCGCCTCAAGCTCCTGCAACTGACGCGGCGCCAGCATTTGACGAAGACGCCAAGGAAGAGGCGTATGTCGAAGCATTGATGAACGGAGACAGCAAAGCGGCGGCGGCGATTCGGCGCGAGATCAATAACCACGTTCGCCAGGAAGCGGCAACGCAGGCACGACAGATTGCGCAGTCCGACTACGAGCAGCGCACGCTGGCCAACGCCCTGCGCGCAGAGTCCGATCTTGCGATCCAGTCCTACCCCTACCTGGATACGCCAGATGGATCTGAGGCGCTCGAATTGATCCTGGCGTTGCGAGACGCAGGTATTGCCAAAGGCGAAGAGGCGCACATCGCTCTGCGCAAAGCAGTTGCCAAGATTGCCCCGCGATTTGCCCCGCCATACGCCGACACCCCCAGTAGGGTTTTGCCAAATGGCACAGCAAAGACAGACTCACGTCCAGCAGCAGCACTCGCGCGAGGCGCGGCGGATTCAACCGCTCAACCTCCTGCCGTGCAGGCTGGGATTGGTAATCGTGCAAATGCTGCCCGGATCGACGTAGAGAACCTCACTGACGAGCAGTTTTCTGCGTTGACCAATGAAGAGAAAAAGCGGCTGCGCGGCGACTGATCGCACCAGCTGGTAAGGATTCGCCCACCTTGCCAGCTCCATTTCGATAGGGCGCACTCGTCTGCATGGCTGGACGTTAAACGGCCTGGCGCTCTTGACCGCCTCAAAAAGTCATGTTCCTCGCGGCTGGGCGGCGCATGTCCCGAAAAGAAAACTGATTCTTCAGGAGCATGACAAATGGAAACGAATTTCGCAGGGTTGACCCCCAAACAAAAACTCGTCTGGTCGCGTGACGTATGGTCCGCAGCCCGTGACGAAATGTTCATCAACCGATTCATCGGTACTGGTGAAAACGCTGTGATTCAGCGCATCCCCGAGCTGACCAAGACGGAAAAAGGCGAGCAAGTCATTTTCCAGCTGGTGGCTGATCTCGTGGAAGACGGCGGCATTGGAGACAATGAACGCGAGGGCAATGAAGAGGCGATGCAGTCGTACTCGCAGATCATCAACATTGACCTCATCAACCACGGCGTCAAGAACAAAGGCAAGCTGTCCGATCAGAAGTCGGTCATCAACTTCCGCGAGATGGGAAAGAGCCGCTTGGCTTATTGGCTCGCCAACCGGGTTGACCAACTGGCCTTCCTGACGCTCTCTGGCATCAGCTACGCATACCTTAACAACGGCGCTGCCCGTGTTGGCTCTCCGTTCCCGAACCTCTCGTTCGCGGCTGACGTGAGCGCCCCTACGACCAACCGTGCACTGATGTACAACGGCACCGGCCTGGTTGCTTCTGTCACAGGCAACATCACTTCAGGTTTTGTGCCCAAGTACGGCATGATCGTGGACGCAATCGCCTACGCCAAAGAGCACTACATCAAGCCGATCCGCTCGGGTGGCAAAGAGTATTACGTGCTGTTCGTGGCACCTGGCACGCTGGCTGCATTGAAGAAAGATGCGGACTACCAGCGCGCGGTGGTTGCCGTGGCGACGAAGGCTGGCATGGATTCGCCTTGGTTCACTGGTGCCACTGTGACCGTGGACGGCGCCGTGATCCATGAGCACCGCCTGGTCTACACCACCAAGGGCACGGCGACGAAGTGGGGCTCCGGCAACCTCGTCAACGGCACCCGCACGCTGTTGTGCGGCGCACAGGCTCTCGGTATGGCCGACATTGGATCGCCAGAGTGGAACGAGAAGACGTTCAACTACGGAGCCCAGCAAGGTATCAACCTTGACAAGATGTTTGGCCTGCTCAAGCCAAAGTTCTACTCGATCTATGACAAGTCGGTCGAGGACTTCGGCGTTCTGTCGATTGACCACTACATCGCCTAAGCGATCCGGGCGAGGCTAATAGTGGCCTCTCCCTCACTTTCTTTGCCTTTGAAGGAAACACATCATGGCTATCACCAAAAAAGCAGGCCGCCAAGAGGTCATTGTCGCGGCAGCGGATTTCACTTTTGCAGACCTTACCAGTGGATCGTATGACGCGGCCATTGACTTGCCTGTGAATGCAGTTGTGGTGGGCGGGAATCTCGCTATCACCACCATTTTCAATTCTGCCACCACTGACAAGTTTTCGATAGGCGACAAGGAAGGCTCTGCTTCGGCAGTTGCCACTACCTATGCGGCGCAATCGGCAGACATTACGGCAGCGGGCATCGTGGCCATCGTTCCTACCGGCAAGAAATATGCGTCAGCTGGTTCTGTCGGCGTGGCGTGGACTGGTGACGGCACAGCACCAACTGCTGGCGTCGGACGGTTGACCGTTATGTACATGGTGGATGGCCGTTCGGAATTCACCCAAGGATAAATCTTCCTGTGGTCTGGCCGGAGACGGCCTTTTACACCCGGTGGCTTGGCTGCTGCCGGGTTTTTTGAAGGAATTGAATCATGCACTTTCGCTCTCCTACCGACGATGATCTGCACATTGCTTTGACCAGTGGGCACACGGCCATCGTGACGCCAGAAGGCAATGAATTGGATGTTATGTTCCACCGAGAGGCGATCTCTCGCGGAGCGATCCCAGGAACTATCAAGGACGAGCCTGCCCAGCAGCCGCAGGAAAAGAGCTTTGACCGTGCTGGCGTGATCGAAGGCGCCATGAACGACATGCTGGACGGCGGCAATGAGCATGATTTCACTGGCGACGGCAAACCAAACCTTATCAAGCTCAATGCGCGTGTTGGTTTCAAGGTTGCGCGTGACGAGGCAGATTCCGCATGGGCCAGGGTTTCGGCGCCTAACGATTGAACGAAATGGATGTTTCTGGCTTCATCGCAACGTTTCGCGCAGAGTTGAGCGACAACGAAACCCCGCCATTGTGGAGCGACGAAGAAATTGTCGCGTATCTCAATGAAGCGGTGCAAGAAGCGTGCGAGCGCTCGTATCTGATCGAGGACCGATCTACCGCATCCGTCTGCTCCGTTGCGCTAGTAGCCGGGACCAATACCTATGATCTACACCCATCGGTGTTTCAGATTAAGCGCGTGGTGTTCCGTGGCCGCCCATTAGACGAAGCTAGCGTCGAATCCATGGATGCTCACTGGGACGCATGGGAGACGCGAGAAGGACAGCCGCGCTGGTTCATTTTCGAGCAATCGGGTGGTGCCAGCCCTGCTCGAATTCGCTTGGTCCCAACTCCTACCGAGGCAGAAACCATCGCTCTGACGGTCTATCGTGGCGCCCTTGTGCCATTGAGCCCGGACCCAGGCAGCGACAAGCCAGAGTTGCATGAGAGATTCCATGCGCGACTCAAGGACTGGGTGTACCGATGCGCTTATCTCAAGCAAGACGCGGACACGTTCGACAAGATGCGCGCCGCTGAATATGAGGCGCTGTTTGAGGCGTCATTTGGAAAGCGACAGGACTCCAATGTTCAGCGCAAGCACCGCGACCGCAGGCCGCCAGTCGTATCTTGCTCCTGGTAACCACCCGTTAGGGCTTCTGGTTTTGGCGGTGTGCGCGGAGACTCGGGAGCATGAATCTCGAAAGGTATCCCATGCGCGGACCATCACCAGTTGCCAAGTACAAATCTAGTCGCCAGTCTCTCAAAGACGGTGGCCTCATTCGCGGCCCAGGCACTGGCACCAGCGACTCTATCCCAGACAAGATGCGCCCTGGCACGTTCATCATGCCAGCCGATTCAACGCAATCGCTGGGCGCGAAAGCGCTGAGTTCTCTCGGCAAGAAGGTGCCTGTGAACGTCAGCAATGGCGAATACGAGTACACGCCGGAACAAGTGCATGCTGTTGGCCTCAGAGCGCTCTCGCAACTCAAGGACGCGACGCACACGCAAGCACAGGGTGCTGACCCGGCGCAGCGCCTCGCCATTGGCGGCGAAGTGACCAACGATGTGACCCGTGTGGGCAACAGCTACAGCGGCGGCAATGTGGGCGGCAACATCACGGTCAACGGGCAGCAGCCCAGCGGTGCGTTCAGCTCTTCCTCTCCAGTTCCTACGCCAGCACCTCCACGCCCAGCGCCAGTAGCGCCCGTGGTGCAGGCTGTGCAGTACATGCAACCGTCAACCCCTGCAACTACCCCCGCAACCCCTGCGCTGTCCGCAATGGCAACACCGCCGGCAACACCGCAAGCAGTGGCCAAGCCGGTGGATTCATTCACCGCACGCAACAACGCCGTATCTGCAAGCTCGATCACCAACAACGGCGGGCGATTCGACACGACGCCAGCAGTGCCAAGCACCGCTCCTGTGGACACATCGGTTACGCCGCGCCGTTCTCCTTTCGGCTTTGACCCGATGCAGCCCGCGCAGCAGTTTGTTGACGGCGGCGACGTGCGCGGGTTTCAGACTCCGGTTCAGCGGCTGGCTGGAGGCGGTGGCGTGGAAGATCAGGCCCTGGCTGCTCTGCGCCGTGCCCGCGACGCGCAGCCCGTTGGCAGCCCGAACATCGCAGCGATTGACCAATCCATTGCCCAGCGCAATCAGAGCATTGGCGGCACCCGGTCAGCATTGAGCGCCATTGCAGCACCGTTTCAAAAGCCGCTGCCTGCGGTTCCAGCCAATCCAACCGACATGCGGCTGGCTACCGGGTCGCAAACAACGCCAATGGAAACTCCGGCGTCAGAAACGCTTACCGACGCCCAACGTGGAGGCGGAAATGTAGATGCCGTTGAAGCGCAAGCTACACAGCCATCGGCGCAACCAGCGCCCGCCCAGCCCGCCGCTCAGGCCCTGGCTCAAGTCCCTTCGCTCGCACCCGTGCAAGCCCAAGGCTTCCAAGCGCCAACCGTTCGCCACAGCGGCAACGACTGGCAGGCGCGCAACGACCTGCGCAATGCGCGTGTGTCGGCCAGCTCGATCATGAATCGGCCAGAGTGGCAGGGTTCCGGCATGGGTCGGTTCCGTGGCGGACAACAGCATGGGCCATCAGACTCGACCATGGCGTACCAAGCCGCGCTTGCACAGGATGCAGCAGCCAAAGGACAAGAGATTGCAGGCAATCAGCAGGCAATGGTCCAAGGCCAAAGCAATGCCCGCGCAGCCATGCAGCAGACCGGCGAGAACCAGCGCACCAGCCTGCGCGAGCAGGGCTTTGCCACACGCGATCAGCGCAAGGCTGGAATGGACGAGCGCACGCTGGCCATGCAGGAAACCGAATCAGGGTTCAAAACGCGGGCACAGGCTCAGCTTGAGGGCCTGCGCAACACCCTGCTTGACCCGAATGCCACGACTGAGCAGAAGCGCCAGGCGCAGGCACAGATCAGCGCGCTCAATGGTGGGCAGAATGGCGAATGGGGCGTGCAAGTTACGCCGGCCACCAAGAACATTGACGGCAGCACGACAGCCGGCTCCATCGTGAAGTACAACAAACGCACTGGGGAGACGGCAACAGTTGGAGACGCCGGGCCAACAGTTCAAATTGACAAGAACTCCCAGGCGCTAGCCATCAAGGACAATCCATCTCTCACGCGAGAGCAGAAGGTTGATGCTTTGCGGAAACTTGGGTATTCCTAGCGGGACGGCTTATTTACAGCCCCTTCTAGGAATCTGTCTATTTCGCTTGTTCCGCCTTGTGGAGACGGTGGAGTCATATTGCCTTTTTCCCAGTCAACGGAAGAGGTTGACGGGCTTGCGGCTGGCATCACAAACGCGCTGTAAAGCACCGCCACCGCGACGCCTGACACGACCGCCACGGCAAGCGCAATCCATGACCCGCGCTTAGGCTGCAGCCAGAAGAACAGTGGCAGCGCCACCAGTGCGCCGACGACGCCGACCAGCTTTGCAAGCACAACCGTCAAAGTGGCGGTGACAAGCAATCTCCATCCGCTATACCAATTGACCGTCTTTGCTGGATCATTTGGCGCATCTGGAATCTCAGTAGGGGTAGCGTTTTCCATGGGTAGCCTCCTGACCGCACTGTAGCACCAGCCCCCTTGTAGGGTTCGCGTGAGAGCGCATGCGCCACGAAACTGGAAGCATGAGCCAAATAGACGACTTCCTCAATGGCAAGGCCGCACCGCAACAGCAGAGCAGCCAAATTGATTCGTTCCTTGGCCCTGCTAAAGCAGAAGCCGGCTTCATCCCCACCGTCAAACGCACTGCTGGCCAGATGATGACCACGGCGGCGACGTCTGCGGATGACGTTGTTGGCCCGAACGCCGTCACCAAATCCCTACGCGAGACAGGCCAGGGAATCATTGACCGCAACCCGGCAGGCATCACCAGCCTTAGCGATGTGGTCGATAAGCCGTGGCTGACGGTTAAGGAGTCGCTCGGACAGTTTGCGCCGCAGATCGGCGCTGCTGCTGCCGGTGGCGCCGCTGGTGCTGCACTTGGTAGCTTGGCTGGCCCTGTTGGCACGGCAGTAGGTGGCATTGCCGGTAGCTTGCTTCCCATCTTCACGCAAGAGTACGGCGGCATCCGCCAAGAACAGATCGAGTCCGGGAAAGAGGACAAGCTGCGCGCACTTGGCGCCGCAATCCCTGCTACTGCACTTGAACGTGTCGGCATGGGCAAGGCACTCAAGGTACTCAAGGGCGCACCAATCGGCGCTGGCTCGATTGCCAAAGAAGTCGGTAAGGGCTTCGTCAAAGAAGGCGCAACCGAGGGCGCGCAGAACGTCATTGAGCAGGTGGGCGCATTCAAAGACCCAACGACCAGCGAGAGCCTTGAAGATACCGGCCTTGCTGCCGTGATGGGCGGCATCGGTGGCGGCATCATTGGTGGCGCTGGCGGCGCAGTGGACCACTTGCGTAACAAAAGCACGGAGACACCAGGCGCCGCGCCTGAGCAAGAAGCTCCGCCCGCCGCGCCTCTATTGCTCGGAAACACGCCGGAACCGCTGATCTCGTTCCGTGATGGTTCCGTTGCGCGCCAATCGGAAGTTGACACCTACCTCAACAGCCTCCCAGAAGATCAACGCGCCGCAGCGCGGGCAAAGATGATGGGCTTGGCTGCGCAGCCGGTAGACATCGGCACGTCGCCAGGAGCGAACGCGCCACAAACCCTGCCAGCACCACCACCAGATGCGCTGCAGACCCAGGGCCAGCCCGCGCCGGTCGAACCGCCGAACGATGCCGAGCGCATTGCCCAACTGGAGGAAAAGCTGGCGTTCGTGCAGCAGCAAGCCCAGGCCAATGGCTGGGACCAGCGCCTCATTGGCGCTCGTGATGAGGCTACGGCAGAACTCGATGCACTGCGCCCGGCGCCCGAAGTCAGCGCAGAAGCGCCCGCCATAGACCAGCGCCCGCTCTCGCAGCAAATGGGCCTCGACCCCACGGATGGCCCATTGTCGTCGGCTGCCGCAATGGCGGTGGATTCTGGCGCGCACGCCCAAGCCCAGCAGGGCCAGGCGCTGCAAGCAGCCGCAGAGATTGCACAGAAACAGCGCCCGTCGAAGAACCAGGAGCAGCCCAATGTCAGCCCAAACAATCAACCTTCTGCCGGACTTCTCCCGCTGGGTGGACCTGCAGGTAATGACGCAGGACGAGGCGTTGGAACTGCAGGCGATTTTCGGGATGCTACGAGCGGGCGAGTCAGCGCAGATGCCGGAGCACTTGCAGCCAGCAATGAACAGCCTGGGGTTGCACCAGATGGTCAACGAGGCAACGGCAATGCGCCACTGACTCCGAGCAATTTCAGCGGAACGCCCAGCGCAACGATGGGAGCAACCGGCCCCACGGCGCAGCAAGGCCCGAGCTTTGGCACCAAGGATGCATTCGCCGCCATTCGCGCAAGCAAGCAAGCAGTTCAACCCCAAGGAGCCACCCGTGAGCCTCAAGCCAATCAAGCCCAGCAAAGCATCACGCAACCAGCGCAAGCAGGAGGTGCGGCGACTTCTGGCCCAGCAACGACCACCGCAGGCCAACCCGCTACGGTTGGAGGAAGTGGCGTACAAGCGGCTGGGGTAGCAGGCGGCGTCACGGATCAGAACGCTGGAGCGCAAGCAGCGTCAGCGCCAGGCGCGCAGGGATCGGCGCAAGGCTATGAGTTCACTGCCATCAAAGACCTGTATGGGAAAACCCATCGTGTGTTGAACAGCGACCTGCAAGACGCGAACCGGAAAACATTGCGCACCTTGACCGCCAGCGGCAAGCCTTCCATGGTGCGAGTGAGCCGGGAGAACCTTGACCCAACCGGGGAGAAGTTCGCCGCTCAAGCCAAGGAGAGCGCAGCCAACCCGCCGAACAACACAATCACAAACAAGAATGGCGGGCCGTTTAAGAACAGGCTTGCAGCGCAGCGCGCCGTGACGCAGATGGGGCTGAAGGACACGCACGAGGTTGCCGAGGTGCTTGGCGGGTTTGTTGGGCGCAAGAAGCAGGCCCAGCAAGCGCCACAAGCTGCAGTAGACCGTAACCACAACTGGCGCAAGAACGCCATTCAAGCAGGCCGGGTAGCGCGTGAGCTGGGGCTCGAGCCCAAGGGCAAGCGGCTGGCGCAGATCGTGGCCGAGGTGGATGCGAAGGATGCGGCGCAAAAGCTGGCTGAAAGTGGCATTTCCTTCAAGATGGAAGACCAGGCCACCCACAAAGACGCTGGCGAATCGCCAGAAGCCGCAACGCCATCAGTCGTAGGAAAATCCCTCAAGACCGCAGCCAAGAACGAGGACATGAAGCCGTCCGACATGCGAAAGTGGCTGGTTGCGAAGATTGACGAGGCGATTGCGAAAGCGCCGGAAGTCGCCACTGAGTTCCTGTATTTCGACGTTCCTGGGGATGGAAAATTCAAGGTTGCCAATGCAAAGGAAAGGCTGCAGGAGTTTCGCAAGCAGGTACTTGCATCGGCAGGGTTCAAGGACAGAGGGCAAGCGCAGGCCAAGCCTGAAAGCATAAGCAGCGTAGTGACTGGTAGCAGCACGCATCAGTCTGCTATCGCCAACATGGTTGATGAAGGCGACTTCGTGGCCGCGCGAGACTACGCGGAAGCTGTTGGGTTCAATCTTGACGACTTGAAGATTGCAAACAAGGAGCGTCAAACGCAGTGGGCTAAGTTCCGCAAGGATGGGACTGTTCCGCCGCCACCAGACACGCGGCCACAGCCAGCGCCTAAGACTGCTGCGCAGAAGGATGTGGAGAAGACGGCACCAGTTGAAGAGCCAGGAACCGACTACAAAGGGTTTACCCGCGCAGCAAAAGGCAATGGCTCGTTTGAACTGAGCGACGGGAACCTACGAGTGAACGTGGAGCCAACAGGCCGCGACAAATACCAAGCATCGGTAGGAAACACGAAAAGCAGTCCGCACTTGCAGGGAGAACAAGGGGCTGCAGACTGGGCCGATGCGTACCGTGCGGAGTCGTTGCGTGCGCAGAAGAAAGAGGCTGCTGCGCAAGCCAAGCCAGCCGATGCAGCGCCCGCCATCCCAGAAGGCTACAAGCCCGCAGGCGAGCCGTTCTACCGTGGTGGAAAGCAGATCCAAGGTTACGCACCGTTCAACATCGGTGAGCGCGTGACCATGAAGGACTCTGCCGGTCAGTCTGGTGTGACCGAAAGCCTTGCAAGCCCAGACGATTCGGGCGTGTTTGCCTCTGCCGTTGTGAAGTTCGACAACGGTCTGGAGCAGATGGTGCAGTTTTGGAAGCTGGAGGCCGCAGCGCCGCAAGCTGACACCCCCAAACTTACCCCAGCCGAAGCCAAGTCCCTGATGGCCTGGGAAGACCTGGGTCAAAAGGATGGCGTCAAAACCCACGCACTGACGTTCTACGAATCGCAGGCCGACAAGGATGCCAAGCGCGGGCGGATGATCGTTGCCAAGGTTTCCAAGGGCGACCGCAGTGCAACCGCCTGGATGGTGGATGGTGAGGACAAGACGTTCGGGATGCTGGCGCAAGCCAAGAAGCTGGCCGAGGAAGTGGGCATGGCCAGGGCTGTGGCGGATGGGTTTGTGGAGCAGGGGGATGCGCCCATGTTCAGCCGCACGCCAGAGAAGGCGCAGGCCAAGGCCGTAGAGGCCCAGCGCAAGCGCGACGAGAACTTTGCCCGCTGGAGCAACAACGCCCCGCTGGTGACAAGCGCCGAGGCTCCGTCCTACAACTTCAAGAGCGGCAAAAAGATCGTCGTGGAAGCGTTTCATGGCACGAAGCGCCCGGATCGCATCGGAGGAGTGTTTGACCCCAAGCGCGCTACCAGTGGCCCCATGGCGTTCTTCACCAGTTCGCCGGAGTTGGCGAGTTCGTACTCCACCAACAAGACCGACACGAGCCTGGCCGACGAAGACCAAAGTTTTGAGAACTGGTTTCGCTACAAGCCAGCAGGACAGCGCTCTGAGGTTGATATTGCGAGAGCCTGGCACTTTCTGACTCCAGATCAGAAGGCAACCATCTTCGAGCGCATGCCAGACATCCGCACCAACGATGACGGCGACATCATTTATGAAAAGGGTGGCGGCGATATTGGCAGCTACGAGTGGGAGTTGAAGCAGACCCAGCGCGGCTACGACAAGCAAGGAAACCCGCTCAAGGCGGCAGTAGAGACGTGGCTATCCAGTGGAACCCTGTTCAATGATGAGATGGAGTTCGTAAAGGTTCTGAAATTGGCTGGGTTCCCTGTGCAGGACTTGCGCACCGACTTCCCTACCGACGAGTTCCCGAGCGTATTCAAAACCTTCATCTCCATGCAGAAGCCGCTGGTGGTTAGTGACATGCCGGCGGAGGTGCGTGCATCTCTTGAGCAGAAGGCAAAGGCTGACCGTACCCGCGCGCAAGTCGGCGCGGATAACTGGGACAAGCGAAGCCGAACCCTGCGCGAATGGGTTGACCACCTCAACGGGAAGAACGGCGCAGACTCCACCTACGCATGGACATCCATCCCCGATAAGGTCACAGACGTGCTCAAGTCGTTCGGGTACGACGGCATCGTGGACTGGAGCGGCAAGGGTGGCGGGCACCAGCACCCGGTGTATATCCCATTTGCTTCAACGCAAGTAAAGGGCGCATTCAACCGTGGCACCTACGATCCTGCGAAGAAGGACATCAATTTCAGCCGCGCACCGGCCATCTCCCGCGCCGACAGCAACGCCAGCAACGTCGCCACACAAATGCTGGTGGACGGCCTCAAGGAAAAATGGACCCGAGCCCCCGAGATCATCGTGGCGCGCAACATGCAGGACCCGCAGATTCCGCAGGATGTGCGCGACTACGACGCCGAACTCAAGAGCCAGGGCAGCGACGGAGAGGCGCGGGGGTTCATCTATCGCGGCAAGGTGTACCTGCTATCCGACCAACTCAAAGGCCCGGAGCAGATTGCCGAGGTGCTGTTCCATGAAGTGCTCGGGCACTACGGGTTGCGCGGCACGTTCGGCGAAGGGTTGACGCCAATCCTCCAGCAACTGGGCACCATGCGCCGCAAGGACGTGCTGGCCAAGGCGCGCGAGTACGGCATGGTGAGCAAGTCCCTGAGAGACGCCGACGCCTGGGCCGCTATGAGCGCCAAGGACCGGCTATCGGCCGCCGAAGAAGTGCTGGCGGAAATGGCTCAAACGCAGCCCACCATCGGGTTTGTGAAGCGCGCCATTGCCTTGATACGCAACTGGCTGCGCTCGAACGTTCCGGGCTTCAAGAGCCTGCGCCTGACGGATTCGGACATCATTGCCGGGTACATCCTGCCAGCCAGGGGCTTTGTCACGCGCAGCAACGAGACACCGAAGCAGTCGATTGAGAGGGCGATGATGGCGTTCAGCCGGACCGCCACCGGCACGCAGTCCGCATGGGACGCCCCCCTGCCGTCATCGCTTGACGACATTGTCTACAAGATGCAGGACAAGCACATCGACACCAAGCGCGTGGTCGATGCCATCACCGCCAAAGTAGGCCAAATCAAAGACGCGGTGAACGTGTACCTGCAGGAAGAGCTATTCCATGGCAGGGCAGCAAAGCGTGTAGCAGACTTTGGCGCGATGGAGTTGAAGCCTGTGTTGAACCAAATGCGCATGGCTGGCTTGTCGCTGGACGATGTGGAAGAGTTCTTGCACGCACGCCACGCCAAAGAGGCGAATGCCTTGATTGCGCAGCGCGAACCATCTATGCCTGACGGTGGTTCTGGCATGACCAATCAAGCTGCAGACGACTACATGAAGAGCCTGACCGCCGACCAGAAGCGCAGGCTTGAAGCCGTTGCTTCCAAAGTGGACGCCATCATAGGGAAAACCCGGCAGATGTATGCCGACTATGGGTTGGAAGATCAAAAGACGGTGGACGGCTGGGGCACTATGTTTGCCAACTACGTCCCATTGATGCGCGAAGGGAAAGATGGCGGAATGATGGGCATCGGCCAGGGCTTTACTGTGAAGGGAAAAGAGGTCAAGGGCCGCACCGGATCAACCCGCAAAGTCGTGGACATTCTGGCGAACATCGCATCCCAACGGGAAAAGGTGATTGTGCGCGGCGAGAAGAACCGCGTGGCGACGGCTCTCGTCGGATTGGCCGCAGCGAACCCCAACAAAGAGTTTTGGGAGGCTCGCTCGCAACCGCCAACAGAACGGGTGTACGACGCCAAGAGCGATAGCGTGGTGGACCGCCCAGACAGCATGTTCAAGCAGCGCCCGAACGTGGTCACGGCAAAGGTCAAGGACTCCAGGGGAAATGTGACCGAACAGTCGGTGGTGTTCAACGAGGACGACCCGCGCGCCATGCGCATGGCCGCAGCACTCAAGAACCTGGACGCCGGCCAGTTGGAGGGCCTGCTTGGGGTGTCGGCCAAGATCACGCGCTACTTCTCCGCCATCAACACGCAGTACAACCCAGTGTTTGGCGTGGTCAACCTGGTGCGCGACGTGCAGGGAGCCATGGTGAACCTTGGATCGACTGAGCTTGCCGGACAGCAGGCCAAGATTGCCAAGAACACGTTGCCGGCACTGGCTGGAATCTACAAGGACGTGCGCGCGGCTAGGCAAGGCAAGCAGCCAACGTCCAAGTGGTCGACCCTGTGGGACCAGATGCAGGAGGACGGCGGAACCACGGGCTACCGCGATCTGTTCAGCACCACGGCAGACCGGGCCAACAATCTCAAGAACATCATCGACCCCAATGCGTGGGCCGATGGCAAGTGGGGCAAGGTGTTCACGGCCAATGGGAAGCTGAAGGTCCCGCTCAGTATTGCCAAGCAAAAGGCTGGCGTGCTGTTTGATTGGCTATCCGACTACAACGAGGCCATGGAAAACGGTGTGCGTCTTGCTGCCTACAGCGCTGCGCTGGACAAAGGAATGACGCGAGCTCAGGCGGCATCGCTCTCTAAGAACTTGACGGTGAACTTCAACCGCAAAGGGCAAGTGGGCCAGCAGGCCGGAGCGCTGTACGCCTTCTTTAACGCTGCCATGCAGGGTACGGCCAGGATCGGGCAAGCCTTGTTTGAGATGGATGGCGGGGACTACAAGACGATTCGCCTTTCATCGACTGGCAAGAAGGTGATTGCTGGCGGGCTGGCCTTGGGGTCGATTCAGGCAATGATGCTGGCCGCTGCAGGGTTCGGCGATGATGAACCACCTGATTTTGTGCGCGAGAGAAGTCTTGTGATCCCCACTGGCGGCAAGGGCTACATCAGCATTCCTATGCCATTGGGCCTGCATGTGATCCCCGGACTTGGGCGCCACGCCACCGAGTTTGCTCTGAACGGGTTTAAAGACCCGGCCAAGCGCGCGATCTCCATCTTCGGAATGCTTGCCGACGCCTTCAACCCGATTGGCAATGCTGGCTTGTCGATGCAGACTCTTGCGCCTACTGCCCTCGACCCACTCGTAGCACTGACGGAAAACAAGGACTGGACCGGCAAGCCCATCGCCAGGACTTCGAGTAACAAAGCAGTGCCAGGGCATTCGCAGTGGAAGGACACGGCATCGTCTCCGGCCAAGTGGATTTCTGAGGCGATCAACACGATGTCTGGTGGTGACAAATATGTCGCAGGAGCACTTAGCCCAACACCAGATCAAATCGACTACCTGTTCGCGCAGGTGACTGGCGGTGTTGGCAGAGAATTGGCGAAGGTCGAGCAGACTGCTGGATCGCTTACCAAGGGCGAAGAACTGCCAACGTACAAGGTGCCGCTGGTGGGCCGGTTCTACGGCAATGCCGGAAGCCAGGCCAGCGAGGGTACGGCGTTTTATGCCAGCGTGAACAAGCTCAATGAGATTGAAACCAAGGCCAAGGCGATGCGCAAGGACGGCAAGTTCAACGAAGCAGCGGAGTACCTGCGAAGCCAGCCCGATGCCCCATTGATCTTGCGAGCCAACGCAGCCGAGCGGCAGATTCAAAAGCTAAAGCGCGACAAGCGGGACTTGATCGAGAAGGGCGCAGACCGCGAACAGGTCCGGGCCAAGGAAGAGCAGATCACCGCCGTGATGGCCAACATGAACCGGGCCGTAGAAGCCCGCAGAGCCTTAGCGAAGCAGTGAGATAACGATGCCGGCCAGCATGAGAAGGCCGAGCACCACCCATATTCCAGCCAACAGCATTTCGGACGCCTGCTTTGAGGACGTGCCGATGAAGGCGTAAAAGCCGAACGCAAGCAGCACAAGCAGGATGATGGCGAGCATGCTGCGTTACTCAGTGAGCCAAGCTCATGTTGACCGGAACGCACAGCGACAAGCAGCAAGCAGTAAACAAAACCCGGCGCATAGGCATCTCCAGAACTTGGCGGTGATCTTACTCGCGTCCTCATTCCGCGTGATAGGAGGCGTAAAATGTATCCCGAAACTCCACCAAAGAAATATGGCAAAGGCATACATGACGCCCGCAGGAATGCGCAAAACTTGCTGCACCTGCAAGCTGGAGTTTTTACTTGACAATTTTCATGCATCCAATCAGACGCCTGACAGGCTTAACCCACGATGCCGATCATGTCAAGCAGCATGTGTAAAGCGGTGCATTGAAAAGAAGATAGCCAACGGAGTGCCGCTGGTCAGTCCCAAAAGCGCTGAGGCGACAAGGGCGCGCAAGCGGGCTTACTACGCGGCCAACCCTGAAAAATATCGAGCCCTATCTACACTGAATCGGTCGAACCATCCTGAGAAGACGTATGCGTCAAGCCGAGCGGCGAGGTTGAAAAATCCTCTCGCTGTACGTGACTACGCAAATCAGTACTACGAAAAGAATGCCGGGAAGATCAGGCCCCGCCACGCGTCTCAAGCAATGAAGAGATACGCTGGAAAGCAGAAAGCCACGCCTGATTGGGCGGACTTGGAAGAAATTAAAAAGGTCTACCGGACTGCGGCACGCGTTACTGAAGACACCGGAGCGATGCACCACGTGGATCACATCGTCCCCTTGCGAGGAAAAACGGTATGCGGATTGCATGTTGCCTGCAATCTGAGAATCATTGCTCGCCTTGAAAACATTTCCAAGGGAAACCGATTCTGGCCCGACATGCCGTAAGAATCCGGGCCGGCGCATCACCGTTCCTCAGATGATGGCCAGCGTGCGAGCACGTCAGCGGCGCATCGACCAAGCGAAGGATGGGGTCTACCTACCAAAGAACAGAACCGATGCGCGCGACGCTGGGAGATTCGCTATAGAGCTATAGCCCCCCTCTAGGGTTCGCCAAGAAAGGCCATGGCGGGAAAACTGCCTGCATTCACAGCAGGAGCCTCCACCATGGCAAACAAACTCTACCCCAAGGCGCGCGAGAAGTTTTTGAGCGCCTTGCTCAATATCCCATCGGACACGATCAAGGTGATCTTGCTGTCCGATGCCTACACCTACAGCGATTCGCATGAGTTCCTGTCAGATGTTTCTGCGGCCCGCCTTGGCACCGATCAGACGCTGGCCAGCAAAACCATCACCAATGGCGCGGTTGATGGGGCTGATTCGGTGTTCGCTGCACTCACCGCTGGAAGCAATGCCAAGTTCGCCGCGCTCTACAAAGACACTGGCGTTGCCGGAACTTCCTCGCTGATTTACTACATGGACACCGTGACCGGCCTTCCCATGGCAACCAACGGGGGCGACATTACCCTGCAGTGGGACAACGGCTCGTACAAGATTTTCGCGCTGTTCCAGTAAGGGGCTGGCATGGCTCTGGCGCCGACCACATGGAATCCGTCAGACAAGGATTCAACAGTCACATTGAGTGGCGGGAATCTGACCGCAGACTCCAGCGGCGGCAGTGTTCGGTCGGTATACGGCGCGACTGCGGGTAAATTCTACTGGGAGGTTACCTACCCTAGCGGGGTTGCTTATCAGGGAGCAGGCGTAGCAACCGCCACAAGCGATCTGAGCTTATATCCAGGGTCGGATGCTTATGCCTGGGGGCTTGAGTCTTACACCGGAAGCATCTACACGGGCGGGTCCATCGTCGCGACTTCCGGCATCGTACCTGTAACGACGCTCAGTGTGCTACTGGACGCAGACGCCAAAGAACTTCGATTCTGGGCTGACGGCGTAGATTGCGGCGTCGTCATTTCGCTCACAGGCGCTGCGTTTTTTGCGGTAGTCGGGTACAGCGGCCAGACTACCGCAAACTTCGGCGCCACGGCATTCAATCACACGCCTCCTGTCGGTTATGAGGTTGGATTTGGCGCCCCAGACCCCAACAGAACGGTCTATCCAGAAGGTAAGTCGGTATTCGCATTCGGTACGCCAGCGGCCATCTATGGACCAAACCGAACCGCACAGGTCATTGGCGCTGGTTTGCTTTCTTCGGGAACAGCAACAGCAATCCAATCCGAGGATGTGACGGTTTACCATCAAGGCAGTTCGATCTTCGCCTTCGGTACGCCTTCGGTGATTCGAGGCCCGAACCGGACGGCGCAAGCGGTAGGTGGGGTTGCATTTTCTTCTGGGGTACACCATGCCCAGCTAGGCTACCCCGCTAGCGTGGTTCCTGAAGGCGTCTCGGTGTTTTCTGCTGGGACACCGGAAGCACTGCCCTACGCAGCAAAAACACTCCCCGTCCCTGGCGCCAGCGTGTTCGGTGCCGGGCGGCCCATGGCCATTGCGGACCCGATAGCAACGGCGAATGCGACTGTGGTGGCGGTGGGCGTCAGCGTGTTTTCTGCCGGAACCCCGACGAGCACGTCAGCCGCCACGGTTCAGGTTGCAGGCGCCAGTGTTTTCAAAAGCGGAACACCGACCGCGAGCCCGGTAGTCAATGCTGTTGGGGTGAGCGTGTTTTGCGCAGGTACACCCGTTGCAGCGCAAACAGCAAGGCCGGCGGGCGTCAGTGTTTTTGGCGCTGGTACGCCAAGCGTCACCATGCTGGCATTCCCATTGGGCGTGAGCGTGTTTCATGCGGGCACCCCAAGAACAAGCGCCGCAGGGTCTGTTGCTGCATCAGGCGTCTCGACGTTTTCAGCAGGAACCCCAAGAACATCGGCTTGCGTGCACGCCAGGGGATCGAGTTTGTTTCGCAGCGGCAGGCCCTCGATTGACCGGGGGGCGACATGCTGACCTTCAAAGGCTTCACTGGAATCAACAATGTGCTGCCCGAGAAGCGCCGCAGTGGATCGGACTTGACGCGCGCGCTGAACGTGGACATTGGACTCACTGGCGAGATCACGCGCCGCTCCGGCTTCACGGAAGTCTCCGCGCTGTGCCATAAGAACCTGCACCAGGCCCAGGGCTTCATGCTGGCGACGTGTGGCAGCGTGCTGACTGCGATTCACCCGAACGGCGACCGACACGTCATCCACCCAGCACTCGGCCCGGAGCGGGTCTGGTACTGCAACCTGCCGGATGGGCGCACCACCTACACCAACGGGCTGATCCACGGCGTGACGGACGGGCTGGCTGGCTTTGACCGCAGCGTTCCCGCGCCAAGTTCGATCGGCGCGCCGGGCATGGCCTTTGGCGTGCTCTATCCGGGCCAGTACCGCTACCATCTGACGCATGTGCGCTTGGCCGACCGGTTGGAGAGCCCTGCGGTCAGCTCCGAGCCCATCACCATCGAGCAGGGCGGTCTGCGCCTCGACGGTCTGCCTCAACGGGACGGCCACGAGACGCATGTCTACCTGAGCGGACGGGACGGCGAGGGCGCCTACTTGGCTGGCGTGGCTACTGGCAACAGTTTCGAGTACACCGGCAACAACGCGGCGCTGGTGCTGCCCTGCCGCACGCTGGGCGCGCAGCCATTCCCAGTGGGCACCATCACCGCCTTCTGGCGCGGTCGCGTGCTGGTGGCACAGGGAGATGTGCTGTGGGCCAGCCGAGCGAGCGCGCCGCACCTGGCCGACTGGAAAGACTTCAAGTCCATGGGCGCTGCCATCAGCGTAGTGCAGCCGGTGGACAATGGCGTGTATGTGGGCACGGCTCAGGACCTGATTTTTCTGTCCGGCACAACCTGGGACCAACTGGCCTTTGTGCCGACGCGGCGCGGGCCGGTGATTCCTGGTTCTGGTGTAGCAGCACAGGGCGACCGCATCAAACTTGGCGACGGCACAGGCAACGGCCCGGCCATGCTGTGCATTGCTGGCGGCGAGATCGTCGCGGGCTTTGGCGGTGGGCAGACCGTCAGCCTGACGGACGGGCGCTACCGCACCACGGCCACGGAGGTCTGCGCAACCTTCCGGGAGGTGGACGGCATCCCGCAGTACCTGGCGGCGCCGCAATGAGCAACATCTGGAACCCCTACGCGTTTGGCGTGACGGGCGAGCCGGTGGCGCCGCAGACGAATGCACTGCGCGTGTACGGCGCCGAGCCGTCAAAAGAGCAACTCGCCATGGCGCAGCAGACCTTCGCCAAGTTCTGCGCGAATTCGAGACTGTCCATGGTGCCGAACCCGATGGAGCAGGGGTTTTTGCCAGATGGCTCGAAGTACCGGATTGTGGTGGTGAACGGGACGCGGATCATGGAGGTGCGGCTGGATGGGGCTGAGGAAACAGAGTCGATTCTCCGTGGAATACTGCTCGACTTCAGCGGCTCCGCAGACCAAGTCTTATTGACCCCAGGCGGGGGCTTCGCTGCGCCAGACGGTAGGTGGACAGTCACAGGGGTCAAGGGGTGGATGACGGGGTTTCGTATCTGGCCATCCCTAACTGGGGACCGACTGCCGCACTGGGCGAACGATTCCTGGGTGACGCAGGACGGGAAAAAATGGTTGGTCCAGGGGGCGTTGGCGAGCGAATTGCATAGGAGCGGGGATCTCGCTTCTGTGATCGGCGCGTTCACTCCGGCAAGAGGTGTTCTAGGGTTTACGTCAGGGTCGAAGATCGGAGACTTTTACAAGTACACCGCCATGACGTTCGACGGGAACGGCAAGATATTCACGCAGTCGGCGAACATTGGCGTGGACCTTTTCTCAAACCCTCCACCAGTAACGCAGAACTTTGTATTTAACGGAGACGAAGAAATTTTGGATGTCGCCGACATGCCGGGGACATACTTCTATTTCAGCAATTACTCCGTCGATAGGCAGGGTGAGAGCGTCTTGGCGACGACACAAAAAGTGGGCGCTGAACTGTTGCCATACAACGGCGGTGATCCTGGCGTAGCCAACCTGGTTTACCTGAATTACAGGAATGACCACCAACTCAAATTCACGAACACAGATCCGCCAAGGCTGGCATGGGTCAGCCCTACACTGACCCCACTCTACTCAGTCGAGCGAGCGACGCAAGAAGTATGGCTAGCGTCCGCGTCTGGTGGCAGAACAAAGATCTACGGCGCGCCGACCGCTACAGCTACGCCGCCGTCCGAGCGGGTAGCCTACCAGGCTGTGCCGAGCGGGGGCGTCGCCGCAGCCCCCACGTATGCTGACGTAAGTTTTACCGGATCAATCCCTCAAATTGACATCATTCGTGACGACCCAAACGACTTTCTAAGCGCGGGCGGAGGCCCGGTTAGCTACTCAGAAGAATTTACATGCGAGTTCACGGACGTGTATGGCGCCTGGTTCAATGCGGACAACTCGGTTTGCGTTATCCCGGAAACGACAAAAGAGGAATACCACGTCACGCAGTCGGGTGCGTACCAGTACCTGTATTACTGGAAATACTGGACGACTTATCCGCCACCGATGGTGCACGCCATTTTTGATTTTTCGGAGGACGAGTCTTCCAACATGCATGTGACTAGGGACTTGGACCGCTACGTCATGTTGCCGATGCCGGGCGGCCAGAAGAAACTCACTCTCGCAAAGCACAGGTTTTCTGAGACGGCAGTTGCTAGCCACCACGTCACAGGGGAATACGACAGCACGTATGGGCGGCTCTACAACCTGAACGACACAGCGACGTCGGCGTACTCCGTCGAGGTGGAAGCGAGGGAGTTGCTGCTGGTAGACCCGTTTTTAGATTTGCTGGTTTATATCGAATGCGCGTACAGCTACAACCGCAGCACTTCTACGAGTAGCTCGTACCACTACACAGAGGATGGCGGGGACGCCGGGATACGCGAAGAATTCCCTGAGACGTGGAATCGCTCATCGGGGGGCGCGCTGCCAAGCCTGCCGGCGGTAACGCTCGTCATGGAGTGCAAGGGATCAACGACTAGAACAACGCTCTCATGGGGCGACGACCACGAAAAAGAAAATGTCCGTCGATCCATGGCCGCTGCCGTGGCTATCCCGATAGACGAACCCGAGCTATCGTTTGGCAACACCACCAGCACGCCGACTACCCAGAACTTAAAGCAAGCTGTCTGGACGCTCGAAAACTGCACGCGAATGTTTAAGGCATTTCCTACCCCGGACCGAGAGGCTGGCAGGACGAGAACGGACAGCAGGGCCGCTATGACAAGGGGCATCAATGTACGTGGGAAGCTAGTCACCCCAAGCATGAATGCGTTGGTCCAGTATCAGTTTGCAAAAGACCCGCTGACAGGGGCTGCGGCGCTCATTCTGTCGGCTGTGGATGGTAGGGGCCTTGGAGATCAAGTGCTCGCCTATGCAATCGACAAAAGCGGCGCCCGCCCGCTGAGCGCCGTTATCCCTGGCGTCAACCCCAAAACAATCACAAGGGCCATCCCAGCATGATTACCCTCAACACCCTCACCGGCGCCGTGTCCGAGTACACACGCCACGCCTTCCAGTCCATCACGCCCACGCACGCGGGTTCCGCTACGGGCTTGTTCGCCTTTGGTGGCGACACCGACGCCGGCCTGCCAATCGTGGCCGACATTGGCCTGCCGTCCACCCTGCGCGAATCGACGCTCAAGCAGGCCATCGCCATGGTCTACCTGTCCATGCAGGGCAGCGGAGAGGCGACATTCACGGTGTACGGAGCCCAGCAGGACTGGAGCTACAGCTTCCCGCTGCGCGCCAGCGGACAAACGCGCTGCCCGGTGGGCCGGTGCATTCGAGAGAACTACCTGGGCTTTGGCCTGAGCAATCCCGATGGCCAGGCCTTCACGCTCGACCGCGTGGAGGTGCTGACCGCCCAATCCAAAACACGGAGGGTCTGAACCATGGCCATCACCGATCCAGCAGTCATCATCGTCAACGACAAGTACGCCAAGTCGGTGCAGCTTGCCGACGCGGCTTCTTCGCGCCTGCAAGCGGCGGCGCAGGCGTTCAACAACTCAATCTACAGCCCGGCGCAGATCAGCGTGCAGTGGCAGAGCCTGCCCGCGCCGAACCTGCCGCCTATCCCGAACCTGCCCGCGCTGCCGACGACGACGTACACAGAACCCGGTGGCAAGCCGGGTGCTTTCTCGGCGACGCTGGACGATGTGCAGATTGACGACTTCGACATTACGGTGCCGACGCTCAATTTCGGCGTGGCGCCCACGGTGAACATCGGGCAAGTACCTACGCTGCCAACGGTGCGTGACGTGGCGATCCCCGATGCGCCGGACGTGACCTTGCCAACGGCGCCGCAGTTCCTTGCACTGCAGACGCATACCTTCGCAGGCATCAACCTGCATGAGGACTGGCTGGACAAGCTGGACGAGATCCCAGAGTTGTCCATCCTGCAGCCCGCACCGTTTTCATATTCGCCCGGCGCCGCATACGCCTCGCAGTTGCTCGACAACCTCAAGGCCACGATCAACGCGCGCATTCAGGGCGGCTCGGGCCTGGCTCCTGCGGTGGAGCAGGCGATCTGGGACCGTTCGCGCGACCGGGAAACGCAGATTGCCCTGGCGCGCGAGCAAGAGGTGGTCCGTGGTGCAGAAGCACTTGGGTTCCCGCTGCCGTCTGGTGTGCTTGCAGGGCAATTGCAGGATGCGCGGCGCGAGTACCACGACAAGCTATCTGGTCTGTCGCGTGACATTGCGATCAAGCAGGCTGAATTGGAGCAAGCCAACGTCAAGGACAGCATCCAGATGGCGCTACAGCTTGAAACGGCGCTGATGGACGCGCTGTACAAGGTCGAAGCCATGGCCCTGGAAGCCGCGAAGGCCCTGGCAGACAACGCCATTGCTGCACATGCCTCTGCGGTGGAGCACTTCAAGGCGCTGCTGGCTGGCTATCAAGCCTATGCAGCGGCCTACGACACGATCATCAAGGCAGAGCTGGCGAAGATCGAAGTGTTCAAGGCGCTGCTGTCGGCAGAGCAATCCAAGGCGGACATCAACAAGAGTCTGGTGGAGCGCTACAAGGCCGAGATTGAAGGCTCCATGGCAGTGGTGCAGATTTACCAAGCCCGCGTCGGTGCTGCGAAAACCCTGGTGGAATTGGAGGGCACACGCGTACAGGCTGGGGCCGAGCAGATCAAGGCTTTCGTGGCTACGGTGAATGCAGAAACCTCGAAGGTCGAACTGTACAAGGCAACGATCTCCGCAGAGACGGCCAAAGTGGGCGCGGTGGAAGTGGTTGCACGGGCTTACGGCGCCAAGGTAGGAGCGCAGGCCGAGAAGGCACGGGTGAACGTTGCCAAGTACCAAGCCATGATCTCTGCTAAGGGTCTGGAGTGGGACGGATGGAAAACACAGATCGCATCGGCCACGGCGCGCGTGGAATCGGCGGCGCGCCTGTCGAGCATCACCATTGACGGCTACCGGGCAGGCGCTACGGCGGCAGAAGCCCAGGCCGGAGCCGTGATGCGCCAGTGGGAGTCGAACATCAAGCAGTACGAAGCGAGCAAGGAACTCACGTTCCGGGTAGCCAAAGCCAACGCGGACGCTGTAGCCCACGCCCAGGACATGAACATGGAAGCGAACAAGGTGTCGCTTGCCACGCAGGCGCAGAGTGTTGCGAGTGCGTGGACGATGGTGTCGGCATCTGCGAGCGTCGGGTCTGATACCAAATACAGCTACAACCTGACGCCCTGAGTGGCTCAGGCCTAGCCCCCTTGTAGGGTTCGCCAACATGCCATGCAGTCGAAATACTGCACGGCATGGCACTCGTTACCCGAACCCTTACCAATGCGGGCGCGCCGCTGTATTCGCCAGATGGCGATTTGCTGGTGGGCGTGAAGATCCATTTTCAGTTGATGGACACAGGCGGGCGGCCTTCTGACGCATGGGACGCCATCACCAATGAGCGCGTGGGCGGCGATGTGAAAGTGGCGACCACTGACACTGCGGGTGAATTCAGCGTCGATTTGTGGCCCAACACGCGCGGAAACCGGGTCACGAAGTACAAGTGCCGCGTGCAGTTCGAGGGCTTCCGCGAGTTCTCGGGAGTTGTCGAGGACGTGCCCGGCGAATTGCAGTGGGTGGACTTCATGCTCTCCGGCTCTTCGATGGAGCCGCAAGACATCAGCGCGATTGCCGTGGCAATGACAAGCCACCTTAACGCTGCGGACCCGCACACGCAATATGCCAAGGAGAGCGATCTTGGCGGTGCGGCCCTGCTCGATGTCGGCACTACCACCGGCACAGTGGCCGCCGGTGACGACGCGCGGCTCACAGACTCCCGTCCACCCACTGGCGGCGCAGGCGGAGTGCTCTCTGGCAACTACCCCAACCCAGGCTTTGCCGTGGACATGGCAACGCAGGGGGAGCTGGACGCTGTCGCTGCTGCGAAGGTGGACAAGGTGACAGGTAAGGGCCTCTCCACCGAGGACTACAGCACGGCGGAGAAGTCGAAGCTCGCTGGCATTGCGGATGGGGCCACAGCCAATGCCACAGACGCCCAGTTGCGTGACAGGACAACGCACACCGGCGCGCAGGCTATCAGCACGGTGACGGGGCTGCAGGGCGCTCTGGATGCCAAGGCGCCGCTTGCCAGCCCGGCACTGACCGGAGTCCCGTCTGCCCCTACGGCTGCGGCAGGGACCAACACGACGCAACTTGCCACCACGGCATTCGCCAAAGCGCAGATCGCAGCAGATGCGGCTCCTGCCGCGCACGTTGGCTCGGGCGGAGCGGCTCACGCCAATGCTGTTGCTTCTGGCGCTGCTGGATTCATGACTGGCGCCGACAAGACCAAGTTGGACGGCATCGCCACCGGCGCCAACAACTACACGCACCCAGCCAACCATCCGCCCAGCATCATCACGCAGGACGCCAGCAATCGCTTTGTCACCGACACGGAAAAAAGCACCTGGAACGCCAAAGAGCCGGCTATCGCAGCAGGCACCACAGCGCAGTACCGCAGGGGCGACAAGACCTGGCAGCCCGTTGCCGATTTACCCGTCAGCACCGCCCAGGCCGCAGCCGACTTACTCAAAGTAGACAAAACCAGCCTGTCCCTTACGGCGGCGGCAAACAAGGTGCCGCAGGCTTCTGGCGCAGGAAAACTTGACCCGAGCTGGCTGAATGACATCAGTGGTGCACTGCCTGCTTCTCGTCCAGCTCTACTACTTGACTTCGCCAACAGTCTGTACGTTGACCCCCGCATCACCTTCACCCGCGCCAGTGCAGCCACGCGAGTCAACAGCACCGGCCTGCTCGAATCCGTAGCCTCTAACGTACCGCGCCTCGACTATGACCCAATAACGCTGGAGTGCAAGGGGTTGCTGATTGAAGAGAGCCGGACGAACCTGCTGACTTATTCGGAGCAGTTTGATAACGCGGATTGGATCAAGTCGCGATGCACGGTGACTGCCAACGCCATCACGGCACCGGACGGAACGCTGACAGCAGACAAGATGGTGGAGGACACCCAAACCGGGGCGCACCACCTTAACCGAGGCGGTTTCGCATTTGTTAGCGGCACCACCTACACGATTTCACAGCACGTTAAGGCTGCAGAGCGGAATAAGTGTGCTCTTGGGCTTGGGAACAGCACCGTCACCTTCAACGGCGGTGCCGCAGCCGCCACTTTTGACCTTGTTGCAAAGACTGCCACCAAAGGCGCATACGGACTTTCTGCGGGCATACAAGAGCTACCGGGCGGTTGGTTTCGTGTGTGGCTGACAGGTACGGCAGATTCAACGGGCAACGACACCGCATTTGCGCCATTCCTGAATAACGGCTCAACCACGTCCTACACCGGCGACGGAACCTCCGGCATCTACATCTGGGGCGCCCAGCTAGAAGTAGGCTCGTTCCCAACCAGCTACGTCCCCACCACCACCACAGCAGTAACCCGCGCAGCAGACGTAGCCGCAATGACCGGGATGAATTTCTCGGAGTGGGCAACCTCGGTCGGCACCATATTGGCGAAATACAAAACAGCCGGATGGAAGCACAACAACACACCGCCTGTTACGCAGCTTGACCTGACAAAATCAGTCGATAACTACAGCACGTCACGCGCCGGAGACAGTATCGAGCGATTGATATTCTATCCACGTCAATTGATTGCTGATCAAATAGCTGCTTTGAAAGATTGATACCATGATTGAATTATCTCAAAAGGTGATTGATAGGTTTTTTGCCAAAACAATTCGAGCAGAAAACGGTTGTCTCGAATGGACTGGTTCAACGAATGGTCGGCCAGCAAACGGTGTCGAATACGGCGTTTTTGCTTTACCGAGAAACAAACAAAAGAAAAAGGTAATAACTGCGCACCGACTTGCTTGGATTATCGCAAATGGCGAAATACCAGATGGTATGTTTGTTTGCCACAAGTGCGACAACCCTAAATGTGTTGATGCTGGGCATTTATTTCTCGGGACGCATCTCGACAACATGCGGGACATGGAATCAAAAGGGCGACGTGTCAATCCAGATCGATCCGGGGAAAGTAATGGACGCGCAAAACTCAGCGATCAACAAGTTGAAGAAATACGAAAGCTGAAAGGGACGGCCCCAGTTCTGGATATTGCAAAAAAGTTCGGCATTGGCAGAACGCAATATTACAGGATCATCAACCACGAACAGCGCGCATCGCATTCTTCCCACGCCGCTTGGTGAACGCAGAACTGCAAGCCATCACAGCATAAAGGCCATCTATGAAATTCCTCAAATTCAACACCGAGGCAGAAGCCGTCGCGGCCTTTGCGCAGTGGGCGACAGAAGACGCGCCGATCCCCGTTTACATCGGCACGGTGGCAGTTGACGTTGTGGGTGTAATCCACAGGCCAACGGGAACCGCCCTGCAAGACGCTGACGGCAACAGCTACCCGGAGATGACACCCATCCCCGGATGGCATGTGAACCTGAGCGGTGAATGCCCGGAAGGGTTAGCTGAGTTTGTGATTGATACACCGAACACTCCCTCGCGTGTGTTCGCAGGAGATTAACTATGGCAAGTCTCATAGGAAACAAAGCGAACCAAGTCCCGGTGAACGGGCTTCTCGGTACTGCTGCGTTTATTAACGCCCCAAACCTGCCGGTATCGACCGAGGTGGCTGCTGCCTTGGCTTTGAAAGCCGACGATACGGGCCTTGCTCTGAAATTGAACAAAGCATCCCCGGTACTGGTGCCTGCTGCATCGGCTACACCTGCGAATAACGGTGAACTGGTCTTTGAACTGACCAGCGATACGGCGCTCACGGTTAAGGCCAAAGGCAGTGATGGGACGGTGCGCTCTGTCGTGCTGACGTTAGCTTGACATCCTCCCCGCCCTAAAGGGCGTGGATTCCCACAACTGGCGGCACATGTCCGTGCCGGGCAAGGATATTTAGAGCCGCATTGGTATCGCGATCATGCACAACACCACAGCCACTACACACCCACTGCCTTACTCCAAGGTCTGCGATGCCTCTCGGCCGCGAGTCGGGCAAGGTGCCGCAACTCGAACAGACTTGGGAACTGAACGACTCATTCACTTCCTCGAACCACGCGCCATGCTTAATAGCCTTGTACGCGAGCATCGCTCTGAAGGACGACCAGCTTACGTCAGCGACGCTTTTCGCCATGCTGGTTTTGGCGAGTTTCGAGGCCGACACATTGCCGACCGCGATGTAATCGAATTCGTTGACAAGCCGGCGCGACAACTTGTGCAGAAAGTCCCGGCGCGTGTTCACGATACGCGCATGGATGTTCACAGCCTGTCGCTTCTTGCGCGCCCGCTGCGCCTTCCCGAGCTTTTCCTCAAGACGCCTGAAGTGGCGCGGGTTGTCGATGGTTTCTCCGTTGGACAGAGCGGCGAAGCTTTTCAGGCCCAAGTCGATGCCGACGCCAGTACGCATTGGGCGCTGCTCTGGCTGCTCGACTTCGATGCAGACGTTCAGAAACCAGTTGCCGCGCGCGTCTCTAGAAAAATTGGTTCCGTCCTTGATCTTGGCGCCTACTGGCAAGTCGCGGCTCTTGAACACCCTGAATTCTCGACCGTGGAAGTGGAAGCCCTCTTGCGTCTCCTTGATGTCGCGGCCCTTCAATGGCACCCAGCCGAGCGACTTCTTGCCACGGTAGCGAAGGAAGGGGCGCTTCTTCTGCGAGCGGGACTTGGCGTATTGCTCGCACACCGCATTGATCGTCCCAGCGTGCAAGCCGAGTTCCTTGCTGCTACCCGCTGTGAGCTTGTTCAGATCGAAGCCAGTGGGCCAACGCTTGCGCCACTTAAGCGCGTGATTTTGCGTGTCGTTGGAGAAATTCCAGACGAAGTTTACCGCCCGAGCTTGCTTGTTCAGCAGCCCGTTCAGGGACTTGACGCGGTAGCGGTAAACGAGGATCATTGCCTACATTCTACATTGGTCTGTTCAGAGTATGCAAGAGTTTCGCAAAGAGCGGCACAGCGTTTCACGACTTATGGTGCACTTGGTCTGCGTGACAAAGTATCGGCGCAAAGTGTTCGACGGCGCGGCAATCGAATGGCTGCAACTGCACTGCGCGAAAGTTTGCGCGACGATGGGGGCAGCGCTGGTTGCCTTGGATGGCGAAAGCGACCACATACACATGCTGATCGAGTACCCGCCAAAACTGTCGCTGTCGGTTTTGGTCAACGCACTCAAAGGCACATCAAGCCGATTGCTTCGGCAGGAGAGGCCCGACATTGCCGGTCGGTACTGGCACGGAGCGCTTTGGTCGCCGTCTTATTTCGCCGTCAGTGCAGGCGGCGCGCCGCTGGAAACAGTCAAGCGCTACGTGGAAGCGCAGCGCGCGAGCAAATCTCCGTAAACGGCCCCTTCGGTGCCGCCCTCTACCTCCCCGGCCTGAAGGCCGAGGTTTCTCGGGAGTTCTGATGAGCCAGCTCACAGATGCCATCCGCGAAGTCGGCCCAGCCGCCGCCGCCGCTGCCATTGCCAACGACCCAACGTGGCGTGTGTTCAATCTTTTGTGGACGACACCCGAAGAAATCATTCCCGCGTGCGACAAGATGGGCTGGCAGACGCTGGACGATTTGGTGTCGTGGCTGCAGCGCGTGAACCTTGCTGTCGGCGATGCAGCGGCGTTTGAATACTTGGTGGACCCGCCTGCGCCTGCATCCATCGGCGGCATGAAAACTATCGCGTGGCCCAAGCTACACGAATCTATCTTCGCCACGGGATTGCTGTCCACCGACTGCCTGTTGCACAACTCTGACGGCCAGTACCACTTGCCCACGAAAGTCCAGTGGGACGCCATTGCTGCGGCCTGCCCGACAAAGCGGCGCAAAGCAGCGGGCGGGGAGTTGTACGACTGCGACGACTTCGTGCGCGCCGCGCAGGGTTGGCTGGCTCAAAAGGGGCTTGGAAACCTTGCTGCTGCTTTCGCGGCCACGCGTCACTACTTGGGTGCAACTGCTACGGGTGGGCACGCTGTAGTGCTGGTGTGGGACGCGAACCTCACGCCTTGGCAATGGGAGCCGCAGACGGGGATTCTGCACCCAGCCGCATATCCAAAACTAGGCGGTAACTTCTTGGCCCAGCGCGTCGAGTATGCGCGGGTGTTTGCTTGAGGGGAAAGCCATGAGCACAGAACTGCACCACGTACTTGCTGGCGACACAATGCGCTGCGCAGAGAGCGACCTACCAAGCGGCGCGTACAAAATCCGCATCCCCGCTGGCACCGCCGCCTGGCGCGTGGGCGTGCAGACGTACCGCGTCGATGAACCTGCCACGGCCTTGCTGGCGATGGATGCACCGCCCGATGCTGCCCTGGCTGAACCGGTGGGCACAGACACGCGGCAAACGCTGCAACGGCTTTGGGCCGGCGCCACGCTGCTGTGCGAGAGCCCGGCGAACAGCGGCACGCTGAGCATCAGTCAGCCCGAAATGGGCGGCGCATGGCGTGCAGACCGCGAGCGCTGGCTGTACCTGCAGCTCACGTTCCCAGGTGGCCGCACGCTGGGCTGGCAATCGCAAGTAGTGCTTGACCAAG